CTTTTCGGATAGAAACCACACCACAGTACAAGCTTCTGTTGCAAGGTTATATGCTCACCGACCCCGTTGTATACTAATCTTAGATTAGGCTACAGTTACTTCTTCAGTACGGATTAAACCGAGTGTAGAAAGTTTTGCAATTGTGTTGCCGTTTGTGTTTTAAACCAGTTTTACAGGGTTAGTTTAGCCCTGACGTGCGTTTTATGACAGATTCATACCTGTCAAATCCAAAAACATCCCCATATACTCAAAGAACTATGTTACAAAGATATAAATATATTCTTCTTTTACCAAGTATTTATTAAAAAAAAGTTTAATGAGTCAACTTTATCAGGCATTAAAAGATTTTACGGAAGATTTAGTTACCGCAAATTTTGTTAGGTACGAAGACGATGAGGATATTTTACGTATTACAAGAATAAATGAAAAAAATCTTGGTAAGTCTTTGGTTTATTTAACGTTTGATACTAATGATTATGTTGACCTTTTCACTAGAAATAATGATGAAACTAATAACGGTTATTTAATTAGAGTTGCTTTCCAAGGGGGGTATTATGGAGGTAATGTTTTTGTTGATGATTATTCCATGGATTATGATTGGGACGAGGGTTATTTACTACACTATTTCAATGATGAGAATTTAGATAGGGTTAAACAAATAGTAAAAATATTAAGACCTAGTCTTTCCGTTGATGATTTAAGAAATCATAACGATAAAGTTATTGAAATTTGTAAGTGGTTAAAAAATGAATTTTCAAATGAGATAGATAGTATTATTTACGATTATTCAAGTGAATATGATGAAGCCTTGGTTAAAGGATTAAGACAATATGTTACATCTAAATTATGTAACGCTTTACTTCCTTTAAATATCTTTGAGAAAAAATGTACTAATCTCTACATGACAACTGTAGCAATTCTTTTAAATACTTGGGATAAATCTGGTGAAGACAAAGACGCTAAACTTTCAGATATGTTAAAAACAAGTATTGACCAATTGGGAATACAGTTTGATGAAGATTTATATGAAGATTATTATGCTTATTTTGATAGTCAAAATTATGATGATGAAGGTTTTAACAGAAGTGTAACTTGGAATCTTGACAAAATCATGGAAAAAATTGAAAATAGTGATAATATCGATTCTTATCGTAAAAACTCTGAAATACTTGAAAAATTATCAAAGTTAAAGTATAGTGAATTTAATAAATGGTATGAATTTCCTTCACAAAAAACATTTGGTGAAAAGACACCAAACAAATTCATAATTCAAGATGTTGATGACGGAAAGATACTTGTTACATATAGTAATCATAGTAAAAATGAATTTAACCAAACCGTTAAAATTGATTATGATACTTTTTTAAATTTTTTATATCATCCTGAATTGTTTTAATAGAAAAATAGCTTATCTTTATGAGCTATGATAGAAAATGTTGATTTCTTAAAAAAGGTATTGTCAATACCTACAAAATCATTTAAAGAAGATTTAATGATTGAATTTTTGGTTGAATATTTAACCGAAAAAAAACACAATTTTAAAGTTGATGACTTTGGAAATGTTTATGTCACAAAGGGTGAAATAAACGAGGGTGAATTTTATCCTTGTATTGTCGCACATACCGATACGGTTCATAACATTGACACAATCAATATCCATGAAGAACAACTTAAAGATTCAAAAGGTAATCTAAGTTTATCTCTTAAGGCATATAACGATTTGGGTAACCCAACAGGTATTGGTGGTGATGATAAGTGTGGAGTGTTTGCTTGTCTTCAGTTATTGGAAGTCTTTGATGTAATTAAAGTTGCTTTATTTGTATCTGAAGAAGTTGGTTGTTTGGGTTCAAAAGAAGCTGACAGAGATTTCTTTAGTAATGTAGGTTACGCAATTCAATTTGACGCTCCTGACGACTACATGGTAACAGAATATTGTTATGGTGTTAAAGTATTTGAAACGGATTCTGAATTTGAAACAAAAGCTAAAAAAGTTCTTTCTGAAGGTATGTTGTCTGAACCAAAATATATGCAACACCCTTACACTGATGTTTGGCAACTTCGTAAGAAGTTTGACTTCTCTTGTATCAACTTCTCAATCGGATATCATAACTATCACACACCAAATGAGTATGTTGTTGTCCATGAAGTTTTTGCTGGTATGAATACAGGTAAAAAACTAATCGAAGAACTTGGTAAACAGAAATACCAATTCATACATAATTCACAAATGTTTAATTTTTAATCATAAAAAAAGGGGGTTTATTCCCCCTTTTTCTTTCTTGGTCTTTTCACTTTTGGTGTTTCATCAGGTTGGACTTCAACTTCTGTTATTGAAACCTCTTCTTCATTGATTTCGATATTATAAGTCTTACCTAATACAATTTTTTCACGTAATACTTCATCTGAAATGTAGTCTTCAATCTTTTCTTGGATTGCTCTCTTTAGAGGACGTGCTCCGTAAACATCATCAAATCCTACTTTTGAAACAAAGTCAATTACTGATTGACCAAAATTAATGTTGTAACCCAAGTTTAATAGACGAGTTTTTAGTTTGTTAATTTCAACCAAAACAATCTTTTGGATATCGTCATTTTGAAGTGTGTTGAATACAATTACTTCATCCAAACGATTGATGAACTCAGGTGCGAAGTGATTCTTCAATTCTTTATTCAACATCGTTTTCTTAAGTTCTTCATTGGTGTAAACATTACCTGTCTTACTAAATCCAACACCTGCACCAAACTCTTGCATCTTTTTCACCCCAAGATTTGAAGTCATGATGATTAAACAGTTTTTGAAATTGATTTTTCTTCCAAAACTATCCGTCATGTAACCTTCGTCTAATAGTTGAAGTAATGCTGAGAAGATATCTTTGTGGGCTTTCTCAACCTCGTCAAATAATACTACAGAATATGGTTTGGTTTTTACTTGTTCTGTAAGTTGTCCACCTTCATCATATCCAACATAACCAGGAGGTGAACCAATCAAACGAGATACGGTATGTTTTTCTTGGAATTCAGACATATCAACTCGGATAAGGTTTTCCTCACTTCCAAAAATTTGTTTAGCCAATTCTTTAGCCAACAATGTCTTACCAACACCTGTTGAACCTAAGAATATAAATGAACCAATTGGTTTATTTGGGTCTTTGATACCTAATCTATTTCTACGAATAGATTTTGCAATTTTAGTAACAGCATCTTTTTGTCCAACTACTGATTTGTTTAACTCTTCTTCTAAATTAATAAGAGCAACTTTATCATCTAAATTAAGTTTAGTTAAAGGTATTTTTGTCATTGTTGACACTACCTCATAAACCAATTCTTCAGAAATTGTTTTTCTATTATCTAAAAGAGTTTGTTCAAACTTTTTCTTTTCAATATCGAGTTGTGATAAAACTTTCTTTTCTTTATCTCTTAAGTTTGCGGCTTCTTCGTAATTCTGTTTTTTAACAACAAGTAATTTTTGTTGTTTAATTTCTAATGCCTGACGTTTTAATTCATCAATAATTTCAGGATTTTTCACATCTACCTGAGCTCTTGCTCCAACCTCATCCAAGATGTCAAACGCTTTATCAGGGAACTCTCTGTCTGTGATATATCGTTCCGCCAAATCAACACAGATTTGTAAAATTTCATCAGTGTAATTTACCTTGTGATAATTTTCATATCTGTCTTTAACATTCTTAAGGATTTGTAATGTTTCTTCTTTGGTTGAAGAACTAACTATTACTTTTTGGAAACGTCTATCTAACGCTCCGTCCTTTTCAATTTGTTTCTTGTACTCATCCAATGTTGTTGCTCCAATACATTGTATTTCACCTCTTGATAATGCAGGTTTTAGAATGTTAGATGCATCCATTGAACCTGATGCGTTACCCGCTCCTACAATAGTATGGATTTCATCAATGAATAGAATAACATTAGGGTTTGCCTGAATTTCTTCCAAGATAACCTTTAATCGTTCTTCAAATTGACCACGATACTTTGTTCCGGCAATTACCGAATTCATCTCTAATGATAAAATACGTTTATCAATTAGGTTTCTTGGACAATCACCTTCAAAAATCTTCATAGCCAACCCCTCAACAATTGCGGTCTTACCACAACCAGGTTCACCAATAATAATTGGGTTATTTTTCTTTCTTCTTGAAAGAATTTGTGCAATTCGTAATATTTCGTTTTCCCTACCTACAACTGGGTCTAATTTACCTTCCTCGGCAAGTTTAATAAGGTCACGACTAAAATTGTCTAGAACAGGTGTACTTGAGTTTACCTCTGTCTTTTTTGGTAGTTTTCCACCTTCATCAACTGAATCTGTCATAAAAATTGTTTTGATTAAGATTAATTTATTTTCTTGTTAAATTCAACTACAAAACTAATACAATTTTTTTTATACTTACAAAAAAAAGTTATGGCAATTCTTAAAGAAACAATCAAAGGAACTAACATCATTTGTGAAATCGAGTCATCAAACATTACTAAAACTGATTATAACACTGAATCTAAGAAGTTAATTGTTGATTTTAAGACAGGTATTCAATATGAGTATGACGATGTACCACACGAAGTATATACTCGTTTTAGAATGGCGGAATCACAAGGAAGTTATTTTAGTAAAAACATCGCAAAGGCTTACAAATATAAAAGATTGTAATTTACAGATATTTATTATTTGTGAAAGACAATAATATCATTAAAAGTTTTTTTGCTCAAGATAAACTCAACTCAAAAATTTGGGATGAGAACATGAAGTTGCGTAAAGAAGTAAGAGAAAAATTACTTCACACAGCAAATGAATTTGTTGATTTTATCGGAGTACCTATTTTAGTTGAAGATGTAATTTTTACAGGTTCATTAGCAAATTATAATTGGTCAGAGTATTCTGATATCGACCTTCACGTTGTTTCTGATTTTATTCAATTTTCAGATACAGAACTTCCACTATATGAAGAGTTGTTTAAAGTGAAAAAAACAATTTTTAATACCAATCACGATATTAAAATTTTTGGATATGAAGTTGAACTTTATGTTCAGAATGAAAGTGAGTCACATTTTAGTTCAGGTGTTTATTCTGTGTTATATGATGAGTGGTTGGTTAAACCTGAAAAAGAGGAAGTTAGTATTGATACTAAATTATTAAAGTCGAAAATTAATCACTGGAAAACACAGATTGATACTGTGGTTGATAACGCATCGGAGAAAGATATCGATGAAGCAAGAGAATATATTAAAAAATTTAAAGAAAAACTTAAAAAATATAGAAGTTCAGGTCTTAAAAAAGATGGTGAATATTCATATGAAAATTTGGTCTTTAAGTACTTAAGAAGAAGTGATTATTTGGAAAAACTATTTAATTTAGAGAATAAATTGGTCGATAAAGAATTATCACTGATGGAACAAAAGATAGATTTTTTACTTAATCTAAAAAAATCTTAATTTTCCTTATATTTATAAAGAAAAAATAATATTATGGCGCAGTATTCTTCAGGAACATATACATATGTAGTTATTAACAACACTACAGGTGGAACCGCATGTAATAGTTGTACATCAACGTTACAACCACACCCAACATATGGAGGTGGAACAATTTCAGGAGATACTGTAGTACAATTAAATGCCGTAACAATAGGCGGTTTTAACGGATTAAATAGTTAAAAAATTATGAGCAAACTAAAACCAATTGGTAGTGAAAAACTACAAGGTATGGATAAAATCCAAAGAATTATGGAAATCGCTCGTTATAACGAGAATATTCCAAATTCAATTAATGAAACATCTTCAGTTGATTACAGAGTAACATTAGCTGATGGTAACACCTATGAAATTGTAAAAGAAAGATTAGGTTATATTATCAAAAAACAAATCAGTGAATCTGTTTCAGATTATATTGACCACATGAAGAATAGAAAACACTTTTCTTCATACTCGGCGGCTATGAGAAAATTAAATTTAATGGCTGGTGAAATTAATAGAGTTAACGGTATTAGTGAAGGAATTTCTTTATTCACTGAAGATAAGAAATACATGTTAAAAACACCAAAGCCTGAAATGGAAGCTCCAGCTGAAGAACCTTCAGATTTACCTCCACCGGCACCTGAGGAAACTCCAGCACCTGCAGAACCATCTATGGATTCTGATATGGGTACTGATATGGGTGACGATTTACCAATTGCTCCTGAAGGAGATGAAATGGGTATGGAAGAACCATCAGATATGGATGAATTACCATCAGAAGGTGGAGAAGGTGAACCAGTTACATTTAAATCTATCCAAAAGTTAACAGGAAAGTTAGCTCAAAAAATTAGAGATTATTCAGGTGAGGAAGAGTTATCAAGTAAAGATGTAAAATATGTTATTAATTCAATATTATCTTCTTTAGATTTATCATCATTAGATGAAGATGATAAAGAAGAAATCTTAACAAGATTTGAAGGTGAAGAAGAATCTGACTACGGAATGGAAGATATGGGTTCATCTGAAGATGAAATGTCAAGTGAAGAACCTGAAATGTCTTCTGAGGAAGAACCAATTGCAGAACCTGAAGGTGAAATGGATGAAGGTTGGATGGACGAAGGGGAATTCAACGAAGAAAGTTATGTAGAATCCGCTCTTAAAAGTATTTTTAAAGAATCTACAATTGAAAAAGTTCTTAAAGGTTATGTTGTAATTAATGAAAATGAAAAGAAATTTATTACAGAAAAGAAAAAAGAACAAAAAGTTATTTCAGAATCAAGAAAGATTAAGTATAATAAAGAAATTGAAAGATTATCTTTAACTGAAGCTCAAGCTGAAATATCAAAAAAGATTGTTAACAATTTCCCGTTTGTAACTTTTGTAGGTAAAACTAATAAAGGTAATTTAGTATTTGAAAATAAAAACAAACAACTTAAGGTATCTCCAAAAGGTAATATCCTATGAGTTATTTAGTTTTTGTTAACGGATTAGGGGCAAATTATAGAGGAAATAAAACTTATGAGTTTATTTTCTCACAAACAACTGAAGTATTTGGTGATGATTGGGACACAGTTCCAGCTAACGGAAACCCAACACCACCTGATACTGAAGAAATTAAAAAAGTAGGAGTATTGAATAGAGACGGAATAGATATGGAGCTCATTCAAAACTCCGATTTTTTTTGTATGAAAGATGCGTTAGATAATGTGGTAGCTTTAGCTTGGGAAAAAGATAGTGATAAAGATGAAAGATTAGTTTTTCACTTTGGAATGACTGAACAACAAGTTAAAGATAAATTATATGAAAAGGATATAATCCTTGAATTTTATAAAGAGTTTGAAGAAGATGGAAATAAAAAAACAAATTCAAAAATTAGTTGAGATAGGTTTTACTAAAGAAAATTTAAGTAAACAATCTCCAAAACAAATTAATACCTTATATGAATCTATGGTTAATGCCCATGGATTTATTGGTTATGGTAAAATGAATAAACCTATTGGGAATATGTTTTCGAGTGGTAAAAAATCTGAAACTAAAGAAGCAATTACCCAAACTAAAGATATAACAACAACAACAAATATACCTTTATCGGATATTCAAAATAAAGGGGCGGTAATTCCAAAATCAAATGACCCTAACAAACCATCAACCGCTAAAGTGGAAAACGGAGTTTTAAAAATATCAACAGCTGAAGGTGAAATGACTGAGGGTAAGAAAAAAACAAAAAAGAAAGTTGAAAAAAATCCTTGGGCTATCTGTACATCATCATTGGGTTTAGAAGGTAAAAAGAAAGACGATTACACTAAAGGTGAAGATAAGAAATTTGAAAGATGTGTTCTTGATGTCAAAAAGTCATTAAAAGAAGGTAAAAATCCATATGAAGTTATTTTGGAACGAAAAATGAGAGAAATCATTGAAGAAAATTTAAGACCATCTATGACAAAAAAAGATTTAATCAGAAGTATTTTGGAATCACAAACAAAAGAAAAAGAAAGAACAAAAGAAAAAGAAAAAACAACAACTCCTACGAGAAAAAACCCTTTCAAACCAGCACCAGACACTGAACCAAGACCAAAAGGTTCTGGTACAAAAGAAAAAGAAAGAACTAAGGAAAAGGAAAAGACAACTACTCCGACTAGAAAAAATCCTTTCAAACCAGCACCAGACACTGAACCAAGACCAAAAGGTGAATTACCATCTTATTTGAGTTTTGGTAAAATGAATATTAAATTAAAAGGTGAGTAAGATGAAAAAAGAAAAATTAGTAAAAAGATTGGTTAGTCGACTTAATGAGGCACCTATCGGATATGAAGGCCCTGAAAGAATGGCACCTGATATTCAATCTAAATTTGAGAAAGGTGAAACACCTCATTCAGGTAGTAAAGCATTTCCTGAAATAACACCTGAAAGTCCGGATAAACCATCTAACTTTGAACAACTTATTGCGTCTCAAAGATTTAAAGAGGTTATTAACAGATTAAAAAGATATACAGGTATTGAAGATGTGACTTCGCAGAATTCAATGATGAGACTTCAAATGATGGTGATGAACGCTATGCAAGAAATCGCTCAGATTGAATCTGAAAACAAAGAATACTTGGAAGAATTAGCAATTGAGGTTGTTCAAAAGGAATTTGGTATTCCTGAAGGAGCATTACAGTATGATGTTCAGTTGGTTAAACCAAATGACATTGATTCAAGTAAGTTATCTGCTAAAGGTGAAGAACCAAGTGAAGAAGAAATTGAAAACATGTTTGGTTCTGAAGAAGAACAAGAACAACTTGAGGATTTCATGGATTCATTTGAAAAATTTGATTTAGAAAAGGCTAAAAGAAGGTTTATAAACTCCCTTATTCAAGGAGCGGCTAAACAATCTTCTTATATGTTTGAATTATTAAATAGAGAGTTAAATGCTATTAACCCAAGATTATTGAATATGTATGGTGTCTTTATGTCATTTGCTGATTCACTTTATTGGTTAATGCCTGACTCAATGGTTCAAGGTATGGCAGGTGGTGGAGAATCGACATATGGTATGTCTGAGTTAGACGCTAAGACTGACCCACCGACAGTAAAGGCTCGTGGTGTTAATTTACCAATCCTTATTCATGAACTTGCTAAAGGTGTTATGGAAATTGCAGGAACATACGGATTACCGAAAGATAAGACAAGACAAGAAGCGGTTATTAAATCACAAGATACTGTTGTTGGTGAAATTTGGGATATGAGATTAGGGCCGGTTATTTGGCAAAAGTTTCGTGAAGCTTATCCTGATGAATTGTTTGATGATGATAAGAGAAACTTACAACAATATTTCCTTGTTAAGTTTGCCGAACTTACCCCAAACGAATTCTTTGCAATGGCTCGTGAAATTTTATCAGGTTCACCAAAAGGAAAGAAAATGGTAAAAGATATGGTTGATGAAATCATTGCTGAACTTAAAGAAGAAGAATATGAAGATACTATGAAGAAATATGAGGATGATGACGACGATGATGATGAGGATTTTGATGATTTCTTAAAAGGATTAGGCATCAACTAAAAACTTTAAAACCCTTCAGAGATGAAGGGTTTTCTATTTTAAGATAAATTTTATATTTATAGTATATGAGTTTATCAAGAGAAGCAGTTTTAATGGAGTATGCCAAGTGTATGAAATCAACACCATACGCCCTTAAAACTTATTTACAGACATATGACAACACTGTTCAAAAGTATGTCCCATTAGAATTATTTCCTGACCAAGTTAGTTTGGTTGAAGATTATGAAAACTATAACGAAAATATTGCATTAAAGTATCGACAGGCAGGTGTATCAACTGTGACAGCCGCTTGGTCATCAAAAAAACTTGTTTTTGCTAAAAAGAATAGCCCTGAAAAAATATTGGTTATTGCTAACAAATTAGATACAGCAGTTGAGGTTGCAAATAAAATTAGAGGATTTACTGAACAATGGCCTAGTTGGGTAGGTGTTGGTTTTTCTGCTGAAAAAAACTCACAAAGACATTTTAAATTAACAAATGGATGTGAAGTTAAAGCAGTTGCGACATCTAAAGATGCTCTTCGTGGTTATACACCAACAATCTTGATATTTGACGAGGCGGCGTATATTGATGCCGATGATGATTTTTGGGCGGCTTGTATGGCATCCTTATCCACAGGTGGTAAGGTTATAGTTGTATCAACACCAAATGGATATGACCCAATTTATTATGGTATATATGACCAAGCGTTAAAGGGAATGAATGAATTTAAAGTTTCCGAAATGGTTTGGTGGAAAGACCCAAGATATGCTAAAGATTTATCATTAATAAATGTAAAAGATATTATTCATTATTATTTAAATCGTAATGAATATCAAACTGTTGAAATTATTGACTATAACAATAAAGAAAAAAACTTTGATGAAATAAGACAATTGATTGCTCAGGGATATAAACCAAGTTCTTCTTGGTATGAATCAATGGTTAAAAAACTTAAATATGACAAACGTAAAGTTAGTCAGGAATTAGAATGTGCATTTCTTGGTTCGGGGGATAACGTATTTGATTCGGATTTATTGGAAAATTTAAGAATTAATATGGTTAAAGAACCATCCACAAAGATGATGGGTGGTGGACTTTGGATTTGGAAAGAACCTGAAATGGGTAAAAAATACATTATGGGTGTTGACGTATCTCGTGGGGATAGTGAGGACTTCTCAACATTCCAAATCATTGATTTTGATACAAGAGAACAAGTTGCTGAGTATGTTGGAAAACTTCCTCCTGACACATTAGCGGAAATATGTTTTAAATGGGGTAATATGTATAACGCATTTATTGTAATAGATATTACAGGTGGTATGGGTGTTACAACGTCCTTAAGACTTAGAGAGTTAGGGTATAAGAATATGTACGTTGACGGTGTAGATATCTCAAATAAATGGAAATATGACCCAAAGGCTACTGAAAAAATACCAGGAATTAACTTTAATGCTAAGAGAGTTCAAATTATTGCAACCTTTGAAGAATATTTAAGACATGGTTTTAAAATAAATTCAAGTAGATTGTTAAATGAAATGAACACATTTATTTATATAAATGGAAGACCTGACCACCAAAAAGGACAACACGATGATTTAATTATGTCAGTAGCTATGGCTCTTTATGTTGGTGAATCATCATTTACGTCACTTAATAAGGTAACAAATCAAACAAAGGCAATGATTAATTCATGGACTGTTAATACAAATGAATATAATCGAAAACAATTCATGGACCCGGTAGTCCCTCAACATCAAGAAAACTTTAAACGAGAAGCCACAAAAAGTGATTATGAAAACTATTTATGGTTATTCGGAGGAAGGAGATAAAATTATGGGATATATAAAAAGACAAAAATCAGGAACATATAACGCAGGTACAAGAAGTAAAGTATCCGGACAAGGGGTACAAACTGTAAAATTACCTGTAAGTGATAAAAAACCTAGTAAATAACATTTATAGTGTTGTTTAAACAAATTATACTTTAGATATGAGTGAAAATAAACTAACGGTATGGCAAAGGTTATCACAGACCTTTGGCCCTAATTCATTATTAGGTCAGGATTACCCTACATACAAATATGATAAAAGCGAGTTATTAAAAACAACCTCAAAGGCCGAATACGAAAGAGAGAAACTTCAAGCTCAACAAACATATTATTTGGCGAACCAATGGGGTCGAATTGAAAATAATCTATATACTCAAGCAGTTTATTACGAACCAACCCGTTTAGCATCTTTTTATGACTATGAGTCAATGGAGTTTACACCTGAAATTGGTGCTGCTTTAGACATTTACGCTGAGGAATCTACCACCATCAATCAAGATGGTTACATGTTACAAATTTATTCTGAATCGTCAAGAATTAAATCAATTCTTGGGGATTTGTTTAATAACGCTTTAGATATTAACACTAACTTACCCATGTGGACAAGAAACACATGTAAGTATGGTGATAACTTTGTTTATATAAAATTAGACCCTGAAAAAGGTGTTGTAGGATGTATGCAGTTACCAATTATTGAAATTGAACGATTGGAAGCGGGTATGGGTTCACATTCAACTGATTCAACTACTAATCCTGAAAAAAAACATTTAAAGTTTAAATGGAAACAGAAAGATTTAGAATTTAATACTTGGGAAATTGCTCACTTCAGATTATTAGGTGATGATAGAAGATTACCTTATGGTACATCTATGTTAGAAAAAGCTCGTCGTATTTGGAAACAATTATTGTTATCAGAAGATGCGATGTTAATTTACAGAACATCAAGAGCTCCTGAAAGACGTGTATTTAAAGTGTTTGTTGGAAATATGGATGATGCGGATGTTGAACCATATATCCAAAGATTTGCGAATAAATTTAAGAGAAGTCAAACTGTTGACCCAAAATCGGGTAATGTAGATATGAGATTTAATCAGATGGCGGTTGACCAAGATTATTTCGTTCCTGTTAGAGATACCGCACAGGCAAGTCCTATTGAGACATTAGCGGGGGCACAGAACCTATCTGAAATTGCGGATATCGAATATATCCAAAAGAAATTATTAACAGCTTTAAGAGTACCTAAAGCGTTTTTAGGTTTTGAAGAAACTGTTGGTGACGGTAAAAATTTATCACTACAAGATATTCGTTTTGCAAGAACTATTAACAGAATTCAAAAAAATATGATTTCTGAATTGAATAAAATTGCTATTATACATTTATTCATTTTAGGTTTTGAAGATGAAATATCAAATTTCCAACTTAGTTTAACAAATCCGTCAACTCAGGCAGATTTGATGAAAATTGATGTATGGAAAGAAAAGATTTTATTATATAAGGATTTAGTTGCTGACCCTGGTAGTGGAATTGCACCAGTGTCTATGTCATGGGCTAAGAAACACATTCTTGGGTTTTCTGATGAAGAAATTAAACTTGACTTACAACAACAACGTATTGAAAGAGCCGTTGGTGAAGAACTTAAGAAAACTGCTGAAGTTATTACTCATACAGGTTTATTTGATAATTTAGATAAATTATATGGTAAAAAAGAGGGTGAACCAGCAGGTGCCCCATCAGAAGGTGGGGGAGCACCACCTGAATCAGGATTAGGAGGAATGGAAGGATTTGGAGGTGGTTCCGAAAGTGCTGCACCACCATCTGAAAGTCCTGCCCCACCACCGGCAGAAGGTGCGGGTACAGTTCCTGAAAACATAGAAAAACGTAATTCAGGACTTAATATTTTATTAGAAAATAGTGGAATGTTAAATGAAGATGAACTGATTGATTTAGGTAGAGTTCAAGAATCATTGGGTGAAATTGGAAATCAATTGGATAAACTATTAAAGGATTGATATTTATAATTAAATTATTATAAAATGAGATTCGGAATAATTAAAACACTAGTAGAAAATAAGTTGGTAGAGTCATTCAAAAATGAAACTCTTAAAACTGATATGTATCTTTTTAACAAAAAACTATTAAAAAATAAAGATTTTGTTAAAATGATGTCAATTTATGACAACCTAAATGAAAACAAAGGTTTAGATAAAGAAACTTCCAATTACTTGGTTGAGGATATGGTTTCAGAATTTAGAAATTTGAAACTTTCAGAATCAACAAATAAGTTTATTAAAAGTTGGACAAAGGATATAGTTTTAGAAAACAAATATGAAACTATTGATGATTTATTGTATGGTGATTTGATTAAACCTGAAAAAAAATCAATTGCTAAAAAGAAAATTGTTGAAAGTTTAACTAAAACTAAACCAATTGTTGAAAGTAAAACACCCAAAGTTCCAATTAGTTCAATGTTAAAAGTTGCTAATAAAACTGCTGAAAAATATTTAGAAAATTTAACTGAATCAGAAAGAAATTCAATTAAAGAAATTTTAACTTCAAAAGAAGAAAATTTAAAAAGTAAATTTGATGAATTAAAAGAAAATGCTGTTCAAAAAATTGATACATTAATTTCAGAATCTGATGAAGAACTTAAAAATGTTTTAATTGAGACAAAAGAAAGAATTACAAATTCTAAACCATCTAAAAAAGAATATATTAAGTTATTGAGTTTAACTCAAAATTTATAATTCAGTATTCTTTGAATTTTTATAAATTGCATTTTTTAAAATCTGACGTTTTGTGTCAGATTTTTTTTTGTAGTATTTTCCTTCCTGTAATTTTTTTACAAGTTGAGTTTTAACTACTTTTTGTTTAAACATTTTTAAAGCTTTTTCCACCTCGTTATTTCTGACAGGGATAATTAACATTTTTTTGACAACTATATTTTTGTGTGTTATTATTAATATATAAATAAACGAAGATATGAAAAAATTGTAAATGAAAAAAGGAAAAAGTTGTGTAATCAAAGGTTACAAACAAATAAAGTGTTCGTATGGAACTGTGGATTCGAAAAACTTAAAATCTATTTACTTAAACATCCAATCTTGGGTTGAACCAAAAGGTTTAGAAATGGATTGGTCACGACCTGTATCAATACTCAACAAAAATATAAAAACAACTCTTGGTGATATGATTAACAAAGATTTATTTAATGATAAATTTATTGTTGATTTAGATTTAAGAACAAGTGGAATATCAATTAAAAAACGGTCTTTCATGAATTTAGAAATAACTCTTTTTGTTAAAACAGAAATGGGGTTTAAATCAACAGAGTTAAAAAATGAATTAAAAAATATAATATCACAAATAGACAAATACTGTTTTAAACCTTCAAAATATTTTAAATTTTATTTAACTAAAAAGGATAAATTAAATACTACCGATAAATTAGAAAGTATTTAATATTTATCTAATAAAAAGGTAAAATGCAAAATTATAAAATATTAGGCCCAAGAGAGACAGGAAGAGGTATTTTAATTGAGATGGATGCGGGATATGTTTCCCCAACAGAAAAACATAATCAAACATTCTTACAAGAAAGTAGGGACTTTAAAGATTATTCAAAACCATTTGAGTTTTATGCCGTTCTACAAAAATATAACACACCAAATAGAAATGGTAGAATATATCCTGAAAGAATTTTAAAGAGAGAATCTGAAAATTATATAAAAAATTATATAGGTAAAAAAACTGCCTTATCTGAACTTAACCATCCTGAATCTTCGTTAATAGATTTGGATAGAGTATCACACATGATTACAGAGATGTGGTGGGATGGTAATGTTCTATTAGGTAAGTTATTACTTCTAACCTCACCAGGGTTCCATGAAAGAGGTATTGTGTCAACAAAGGGTGACCAAGCAGCAAACCTATTAAGATTAGGTGTAACGTTAGGTATATCATCAAGAGGGGTAGGTTCTTTAAAAAAAGTAGGTGACCAAAATGAAGTACAAGATGATTTTGAATTAATTTGTTTTGACTTAGTATCTTCACCGTCAACACCAGGAGCTTATTTATTTACTGAACCTGATGGAAGATTTGCGTTTGAAGAGAACCTACAAGAAGAAAACGAAATGAAAGCTGCAAGAACAGTTAACAAATCGCTTGATTTAATGGGAAGACTTTCCGATTATTTAAAAAAATAAATAATTATGGAAATGGACGAAAAATACTTTGTGGCAAAAATCCAATACGATTTGCCAGATGAAAACACAGGAAAAATTAAAAAAGTAAGAGAAGAAAAACTTGTAAAAGGTTATTCAGTTACTGATGTAGAAGCTAAAGTTACTGAGGCTTACAAATCATTTAGTTATGATTGGAGAATTACTTCAGTTAGTGAAAGTAAAATTGACGAAGTGTTTGAGTAATTACAAAGTAAAAAAACATTTAAAAGAGGACAAAAGTCCTCTTTTTTTATGCTCTAACAAAAAAAAATTAATTTTTATAAACATTCATATATTTATTTAATAAAATAACTACGCAATGGCAGAAAAAAACTTAGTTGAAGAAGCGTTAATCCAAATACAAAATTTGGAAGAAGCTATCAATGAAAACGCAAAAGAAATACTTCATTCTACAATGAAAGAAGAAATTAGCGAATTAGTAAAAGAGTCTATGAAAAATGAGGCTGAAGAAGATGAATTTGAAGTTGAAGACGAATTAGAATTTGAAGATTCTGAGGAAGAAGAAAACGAATTTGAATCTGAAGATGAAGAATCTGAAGAGGAAGAAGACGAATTTGGAACTGAAGAAGACGAAGATTCTGAAGAGGAATTTGACATGACAGATTTATCTGATATGGGTGGTGAAGATGAATTTAATTCTATGGAAGTTACTGATTTAACTGACAGTTCTATGGAAGATGTCCTTAAAGCTTTTAAACAAATGAGTGCAGATGACAGTTTTGAAATTAAAAAAGAAGGTGATTTTATTCATTTAAAAGATGAAGAAGATGAATACCTTATTCAAACTGAATCTGAACAAGAAGAGTATGAAGGTTGGGAATCTGAAGAAGAGGAAGAAGAATTAGATGAAATCGTTTACGAAATTGAAATGAATGAAGAGGAAGAGGAAGAAGAGTTGGATGAAATGTGGGGTAGCAAAAAAGGTGAGTACTCAAGAGAACACGGACACGAAGACGGCGATGGTTTAGATTATGAAGAAGATGAATACGAACTTGAAGAAGAAGTATTTACTGAATCTACTAAAGCTGTAGTTGGTAAAGGTGTTAAATTGGGTAACGCTAAAACTGCTGGTGTTGTTAAAAAGACACAAGGTGGTTTTAACGAAAAGAAAGCTCACGCAAATCCTACAAAAGGTACAGGTAAACCTAAATTTGAGTTCAAAGAAGAAGCTTCAATGGACACGGATAGACCTAAAAAATTCGGAACAAAAGAAGAAGCTAAAGAAGCTGCTCGTACTTACGGATTTGGTTCTAAAAAAGGACGTGGTTTAAGAAAGGGTATTACACCTAACAGAAACTTAACGTTTGAAAGCCGTGAAATTATGGAAGAAGTTGAAATGTTAAGAGCTAAAAATGAAGAATACAGAAAGGCTCTAAATATGTTTAGAGACAAACTTAACGAAGTTGCAGTGTTTAATTCAAATTTAGCATACGCTACAAGATTGTTCACAGAACACTCTACGTCAAAGCAAGAAAAGATTAACATTTTAAGAAGATTTGATACCGCAGACACTCTTAAAGAATCTAAAGCTCTTTATAAGACAATAAAAGACGAGTTAGGTGGTGCTACCACTAAAGCTCCGATGACAGAATCAATCGAAAGAGTGATGGATAAAGTTCCACAATCAGGTTCAGCTGTGAATTTGATTGAATCAAAAACTTACGAAAATCCTCAATTCTTGAGAATGAAAGACATTATGTCAAAAATAATAAAATAAACTTAAAAAAATAAAAAACCTATAAAATAAAATGGGAGCATTATTAGAAAGTGGATTAGTAGGTAACATCGGTCTTAAGCACTTGAAAGTTATCAAAGAAGACACTATAAACAAATGGGACAAATTAGGGTTCCTTGAAGGTCTTAGAGGCCACCTAAAAGAAAACGTTGCTCAGTTGTATGAAAACCAAGCATCATTCTTAATTAACGAAGCGGCTTCAACTGCTGATTCAGGTTCATTCGAAACTGTGGTATTCCCTATCATCAGACGTGTGTTCTCTAAATTATTAGCTAACGAAATCGTATCTGTACAAGCTATGAACTTACCAATCGGTAAATTGTTCTACTTTGTACCTCAAATTCAAGGTTATTCTGCAGCAACTCCAACACAAGGAGCTTCAGGAGAAGCTGGACACAGAGCACCTGTAGGTTCTCCTGGAAACTATCCTGGTGACCCAAATGCTGGTTACACTGATTCAACTGCGTATCCAAAGAACCTTTATGATTTATTCTATGAAGGAAATGAACCAGGTTTAAACCCATCAGGTCTTTTTGATTATTCAAAAGGTGGTTGGTATTGGGTTACTGGTGCAACTAACCAAGTAGTTTGGTCAAACGGTTCATTAGTAGTATCTGGATATGGTTCAGGTGAATACAGAAAATTACTTTTAGTAATGTCTGGTTTCACATCAGTAGGTGACGGTAAGTTAATTGGCCCTGATGGACAAGAAATGGATACTGAAACATTCCTTTCTGATTTAACTTTATTACCAACTTCTGCATTAGCTGCAAGAATTAACGCATCTGGTGGTAATGTTACTACTTCTACACCACTTTTATTCCGTGTTGTTACACAAAAATACGGTAAAGGTATTGTTGAATATGGTACTAGCAAAACTACAACATGGCCAGGTGGAGCAACTCCAGGAAATGGAGGTTCGTTCTATGATGTATGTAGTGCTGATGGTGTTATCTACTTAGAAGTTGATTTACAAACACCAGCATGTATCTCTTGTGGAGCATCTACTCCTGATGGTTACACTGGAACTACTTTCACAACTACTTTAACGGGTGTTACAACTAACACAGCAGTTACTGCATATTGGAAGCGTTACCAAGAGTTAGAATTTGAAGACAAAATTGGTGAAGTTTCTTTCGACCTTCAATCAGTAACAGTTTCTGTGACTGAAAGAAAGTTAAGAGCACAATGGTCTCCAGAACTTGCTCAAGACGTTGCAGCGTTCCACAACATCGATGCTGAAGCTGAATTAACAGCTTTATTATCTGAGCAAGTGGCAGCTGAAATTGACCGTGAAATCTTACGTGACTTACGTAAAGGTGCGGCTTGGACATTACGTTGGGATTACAACGGATGGAAGCGTCTGAACAACCAATCAACTCCTTACACTCAAAAGGACTGGAATCAAACGTTGATTACTGCAATCAACCAAATTTCAGCTCAAATCCATAAGTCTACTTTAAGAGGTGGAGCTAACTGGATTGTTGTATCTTCTGAAATCAGTGCTATCTTTGATGACTTGGAATACTTCCACGTATCAAACGCGGCTCCTGAGCAAGACCAATACAACATGGGTATTGAAAGAGTTGGTACTTTGAGTGGTCGTTACCAAGTATACCGTGACCCATACTTCCCACCAAACACTGTGTTGATTGGTCACAAAGGTACTTCGTTATTGGATACTGGATATATCTACGCTCCATACGTACCATTACAATTAACTCCAACAATGTATAACCCATTCAACTTTACTCCTATCAAGGGTATTATGACACGTTACGCTAAGAAGATGGTTAACAACCGTTTCTATGGACGTATCATCGTTGATGGTGTTCGTACATTCGATTTGAATGAATTAAGATAATCTTATCTTAATCTATAATAAAAAGGGACAAGAAATTGTCCCTTTTTTTATTTGTCTAACATTCTTAAAGACTTTGAAATTATTTCAGATTCAACTAAAGTGAAAGCTCCTCTTTTATAAGCGGAAACTAATGATTGTATAATACAATTATTTGCGTCTTCTTTAGTAAAATTTAAAATAAAATAATCTAAATCTTCATTTGTGTTAAATTGAAATACGTCGAATAGAACAGTTTCAGGTGATAAATTATTTATTTTATTTTTTAATTCGTCTTTTAATTGTTCTTCATTAGAATGTTCCATAGCATGATATATTTATATTAAAGATAGTAAAAAAAAATCCATATGAAAAGTAACGTTATATTAGAAATATTAAAAAAGTTCAAGGAGTATGACGATTATGTAAATGAGTCAACCTCAACAGGTGATGCGGGTAGTTATAGAGCCCCATTAAGACCTGGTTTAAAATTATGGGATAAAAATATTTTGAAACCTTTTACAGAACCGTTAAATGGTTATGATAATGCGGAAGTATATGTTGATTCACTTGATGGTAATATTGATACAAAGGGTGTTAAAAGAAAAGAAAAAATTTCGGTTGCAATTTCAAAGTCAGACAAAAAACATCCTGTTCAAAATGATGAAGATGGTAGTGACTTAAATGATAACCCTGTTAATGCGGAATTAATTAAAAAAGTTTTTGGTAAAAAGAAAATAAAAGAAGGTACTCATAGTTCTACAAGTGCTGGTGAGTATAGCGGGCCAATTGAGTTAGGTTTAAAAAAATGGAGAAAACAAGAACTTGACCCATTTAGTGATGACAGTAATCATCATACAACAAGTAAAGCTAAGAAAAAAAATATTAAAAATAATATTAAAAAAACTGTTGGTGTTTGGGAAAAACATCCTGAAAGTGGATATGAAATACCGTCTCACGATGTTCATACAATTAATGAAGATTTGGGTGTTTGGTTTGGGACTAAGAAAAAACCTAAAGGTAGTAAACAACCTAAAGGGCCTTGGGTGAATATATGTAAAAAGGTTGATGGTAAACATCCACCATGTGGGAGACCTGATGCATCATCTAAATCTTACCCAAAATGTAGAGCCGCAGGGGTTGCAGGTAAAATGTCAGATTCTCAAAAAAAAGCCGCTTGTCAACAAAAAAGAAGAGCTGAGAAGAAAGATACTCAAACAGGTAAAGGTCAAAAACCTGTTATGACTTCATATAAACCTAAAAAGAAAAAGACCAACGAATCGGTCTTAATATCTTTAATTAGAAAGGCTTTAGATTAATAAATACTTTTACTAACTCTAATACCGGGTCTAAGAGGTTCGTAAGTTCTTTCAGGTCTTGAGTATTGTCCTGTACCATATTCTGAATTAAGGTTTTCTAACGCTTTCCTATAATCACCTGAATCATCAGATAATAACCTATCAATAACATCTTGGATTAAACTTCTATCTAATCTTCCGTATTCAGGTTCTTGTGACATTTCTTTTATTGCTTTTTTAATTTGACTATTTAACTTTGACATTATAATAATATTAGTGATTTATTTTACTATAAATATTATCAAGAGAATGATTAATTTGAGTTTCTAATTCTTTTTCAATCTCCATGGCTCTATGTTCCATTTCTTTACGGAATGTATTAACCAATTTATCCCATTGACTTTTACTTAATTTAATAAAATAACTGTATGTATGATTTGTTACAGTTATTTGACCACCGTCCATAGTAACAAAAATACCTAATTTATCATTACGGATATATTTTTTGTCAGATATTGGAGCGATTATGAGTTCAGAATCCTCCGAATGAATGAGTTTTCTACATATGGTGGAACATTTCCTCACGTTAGACATATAAATGTCAAATTCGGTACTTTCTCGGTCTAATCGACGTAGATATAGACGATATTTAACCCATAGTTTTTTTATTATAGTCATGTCATTTATGATTTGACTACAAATATACTATGTTTTTTTAATAATTCAAAATGTTTTGTTAACAATAAGCCCCTGAACAGTGTTTTTTTCCGTCTAAACCAGGTTTTGTACCTTTACATACCTGTACCGCATAACCATTAGCATATGCTGAAGGGTAAACATCAAATTTAGCTTTAGCTGCCGATTTACCACGTGCACAAAGTTTAGTACCTGCTTTTTTACGACCTTCCATCATGATATCTTCTTGAGGTTTAACTGCATCATCAGAACTAAACTTATCACCTTTGATTTCATTCATCATAAAATCAAATACTTGGTCTAAGTTATTTTTAGATTCGGCAATGTGGTCTTGAGCCCAATCGTGACCATTGTTTAAAATATTTTCAACGTCATCTTTAGGTATAGATAAAAGTATCTCACATTGACGGTGCATTTGTTCTAAATTACTGAAAAACATATATCTTTCATTTTGTTCTTTTAATACTTGTTTAATTAAATTGTCTAAGTTTTTCATATTAAGCTATCATATCATCTTCTTTTAGGTCATTACAGACTACATCTAAAAACACTTCAATATCATGTTCTAAACCTTCATAATCTTCAAATACATTTGTTCCTTCAGTTGTGTTTTCAAACATACAAGTTTGAAAATTACCTTCGGGGTCACAATAAATTTCACCATAATAGTCACTATCATCAACAGTTAGATACCCTGTATGTATTTTTTCATCCTCATTATCTTCAGTTGACTCATATCTAAATTTAAACGATGGCATTCCTGGAAATTCAAAAGACCAAAAACCACCTGCCTTTGTTATAGCATCTTCTTTAGATGACGGTTCGTCTTCAATTGAAATACCTTTAGTAAATTTCTCAAGAGTTTTTCTTTCTTCAGGTGTAATTGATTCCATACCTGATTGACTAATTTTATCTAAAATTGCGTCAATTTTATCTTCACCAGGAGTAAAGGCTTCGGATAAAACAAATTTTAATAATTTAATATATTCGTTTTCTTTTAATTTTATTTTTTTCATTTCTTATCAACTATTTGGAATGTTAGTGTTTTCTTATAAGTATCTACTTCACCTGATGTAAGTACTTTAATATCTATTGAATATTCATTAGGTATTTTATCTCTTGTATCAAAGATGAAATAATATTCATTTGACGCTCTGTTTACTTGTGTCCAATCTTGAACTTGTACTTCTGTTTGACCCTCTTTAACATAAACTCGGTAATAAACAGTTACAGGTGTTAATACTTGATTAGATGTGTACGCTTTTTTAACAACAACACCAACTTTTCTTAAATCAGTATTTAATATTTTTTCATCTTGTTTAATACCGTAAAAATCAAAACCAAAAAGTTCAGGGTCTTGACTATTAGGCCCAAGAGTAAAATAACCAGTGTATGGTAAAACAGTTAAATCATTAACTACATTAGGTATTTGTATACCGTTATAATAAAGATTTGACCAAGTATCTGTAAACATACAAGGTGTTGTTGCTGAAACAGAATTAGTTGTTATTTCATAAACACCTTGAGTAATTTGACACCCCGTATAAGTACCAATAGTGTTACCTTGATTATTTTCTAAGGTAACAATCGGTAAATTATCCAAATTTGTTGGTACACCACCTATGTAAGAATACAAGTATAATTTATTATTGTTGTAAGAATAAAAAGCGTTTCGATTATCAAGTATTAAATCGTTATAATTTGTTTCAAGAAATGGTTCGTAGAAAGTTTGGGTATGCCTTGTAAAAAATCCTACTGAATAGTTTTCAGTTAAACCTGTTAAATTTTCTAATTCGGGTAAAAAAGCAACTCCCCATCCTGTTGACCCAGTTGTTGTACCGGTAAGAATTCGATTGATTTCATTTGTCATATCAAACTCAATATCTTCATTCCCAAATTCAAAATGTTGAGTATCAACAATTGTTAACGCCGAATAATTAATTGTTGACCCTGTTCCTGTGTTTGTATTATTGTATATTCCGGGTGTTGACCAATTATCTAATGTTGTTGTTTGATACCAATTAGAAGGTCTTTGAGAATATGCTTTATCTTGTGGTAAAGCTATTGGTGATAATAAACCATTAGTTGAATTTAAAGTACGTTGAACATCATAGTAATCATATCCAACACCTTCATCCCACGTTTGAGCAGTTCCTGTATTACCTGAAGTAAGAGGTATTCTAAATAAAACTAAGTCAAATGATGTTGCTCTTAATCTTCCTTGTGATGTGTATTCATTACTTAACCCATCTTTATCAAAAGAAGATGTGTTGGTCATTTTTAATGTATGAGTGATACCTGAAAAACCTGTACATCCTGTTGATATTATTCCGTCTTGGATTTTTTGTACAAGTAATGATAAATCTAAATCAAAGATAAATCTACTAAATCCAGGGGACGCAATTACATCAGATGCTGAACCAAAATATAATTGCGTATAAGGTGATTTACCAGTGTTGGTAAAACTATTTGAAATTATTGTATTGTTCCTACTAAAATATGAACGATGTATTGACATTTACTCTTTTTAGATAAATATCAATTTATACGAATATTTTGATTTAATACTTTAGTATCGAATAATTTCCATTCAGATGTTAATTTTGTCTTAGATATTGGAGAAGTTTCCCTTGTTAATTCAAATGGAGTTTCTCTATGATATAGGTGTTGATGATTTAATAAAAATCTCACAATTAATGCCAATAAATCTTTTAACGATTCTCCTCTAACCATAGAGTTTGTTGAATTATAATAATTTCCTGATAAAGTAGGTTCATTAATACCATAAACATCTGAATTTTTTAATTGGATTTTTTCTAATCCTGGAATATTTGAATTGTTAGATATTAAAAATATTTTTTCAGACCCCATTACTGCGTAACCAAAATCACCGTTTTGACTTACATTAGGAGTGTATTTTACTTTCTTTGAAACCTTTTTTAATCCGTATTTATTTTTACTTGAAATTAATCCTGAACCAGGGTTTGTTAATTTCTGTGATTTCGGAAATGCTATTAATGAAATTAAAGTATTTGTATTTTTCTTTTCGAGGTCACTACCAATTAGTGATTTTTTTTGTAAAGATAATGATGGTCTAAAGAAAAATGGAAATCTAACATCTGTAACATTTACAGTTTCTCTTGGCGTTAAGTAATCAATATTAATTAGTCCGTCATTTAATCCTGATATCACTTTATTAATTATATCAGATACTTCTTGTAGAGTATCAATGTTATTAAAAGAATGTGAAAAATACGTATATGTAACATCGTCAATAACTGTTTGTTGTGTAAATCTATCTGTTAAAGTATTTGGGGACTTTCCGGGTAAATTATATATGTTAATGTTACCTGAAAATGGGCCTTCAGTATCCAATCCATAATAAATTTCATACTCAACAAGTTTAACAATTTGTTCAGATACTGTTGAATTTTGAGTAATTGTTTTTTGTGTCCCTTTGGTTGTTTTAGAATCAAAATTAGATAATTGTAAAAAAGACCTTTTAGGATTCGTTACAGGGTATTCATTTGTTTTTAATATTGGTGTTTTTTTTGACCTTAATAAAACTTCATTATCTTTTAAAATAATATCAGACCTTCCTTTAGAATAAATTCCATAATCTTTTGGTTCAGCAAATACCCCTTTAGTGTTTTCAAAAAAGTATCCATTTGAATTTTTTAATGGTAAACCTGGTTTAACATTAGGCCCTGCCGCCATAATACTTTTTGTTTGGTTTGAATTTTCACGAGCAACAGACATTGCTGATGATATCGGGCCTTTAATATAAAATTGATTTTTTCTTCCTGTATTTTCAGACCAATTATAATAAATTAAATGAACATAATCATTATTTTCAGGAACAATATTTAATTGAACAGGAATTAAAGGAATATAAACAAAAGGGTCGACATCTTCGTAAAAAAATTCTTCTAAAATATCATTACCTTGAGCATTTAAAACTGATTTACCATTTTTTGTAATATCTTTAAGTGAATCAATTACTTGTTGGTAAATTTCAAAATCAGGTTTAACTCTAATACGTTCTAATGAATATTTGTCTTCATTATGGGTAACAGTACCTCCAAATAATATCCTATGTTTTTGTTGGTCATCCCTTCCTTGACTCATATTCTTTTAAAATTTTGTTATATGTTGATTCTATTTTATCAATTTTTTTTGTTAATTCAATAACTAAATGTTTGGTATTATCAAATTCTTTTGATAAAAAATCCATTGCTAATACCAAATCTTTGTTTGATTTAGTTTTATATTCAACTAATATTTCTTTTATTTTTTCTGACATATTAAAAATATTTTCCTGTTACTCTTACATTTCCTGTTGGTTGACCTGTAGGTGAAATTGTTTCAGTAACTATAACACCTTCAATTTTACCATTTTTAGTCCTTTCATTAAAAGATGCTGTAAAGACCGCAATTTTCTCAAGGGTTCCTAAGTCAGGCTCACCATTAATACCCGGGCCTGTTGGTATCCCAAGTTGTTGCATTTGTAAAATGTATTCAACAACTTCTTTTTGAGGTAAAACTCCAGATAGATATTCAGTTAAATATAAAAATGGTGTTGGTAAAATATATTTTCTAGGTATTGGAGTTAATTTTAATAGATTAAAAATTGCATTAAGTAGTGATTTACAACTTCGATAGTCATTAACTAAACTAACTACTCCTCTAATAATTGCCTCTGTATTATCTAAAATTGATTGAATTGCATTTTTTTGCATTTTTGTTTTAGTCACAATCAAATCTCTTAATATTGATTTAACTAATTTAAGAATATCCTGTTTGAATTGTTCATATAATGCTTCAATAAATAACGCACCTATTTTTGAGGTAGCACAGATTATCATTTTTCTGTTCAATTTTGCAAACTGCATCATTCCTGGTGAACTTGCTTCTAAATCGTTTACAATGTTTTCATCTAAATTGGAAACAGTGGTTGAAAGTGCTTTAGACATAACCACAAAAGGTAATAGGACTTTTGGTGATAAAATTGACATCATTGCACCTTTAACAAAGTTTTTAATTATTCCTTGATTCCAAGCGTAATCAAGAGAAATACCTTGTAATTGCCATCTATCATCATTAGATAAATTAAAATAGATATCTTGAAATATTGTATTAATATTACTTCCATCTTCATTGACTTCACTTATAGTGTCAAAAACATAATCAACATCACTAATTGGTAATTGAACATTATTACAATCAATAAATTCAACATAACCCTGTCTTATGATAGAAATTTCGTTCTCAATTTGAGAAATTTCATTTGGTGTAAATTCAAAAAATGTGTCAGTAACATCATCATATTCAGGATATTTTGCAATACCCCCAACATCAATCTCTTGGTTAGAATCAAAACACATTCCTAAAATTCTTTCAAGTATTCTAGTGAATTTTAACCAATCATTATATTTTGAAGGTCCGGTATTTGAATTAAATTTTGTTATGTTTAAAATTAAATCAACTATTTTATTTATCGCATTATTAAAATCTAACATTTTTAGAGTTTTATAATAATCAATAATAAAATCTGTTACTCTATTTGGAGCATTTATTCTTTGGTATAAAACTACTTTAAAATAATTCCCCTGAGTAACTCCGTTAAAAGTTTCAAAAGAAATTTTAAATAATTCTTGACCTGATGAACCGTAGTAAACTTGCGGAACTGATGGTGTTTGAATTAATTCGTATAAAAACCTGTTAGTACTTCTTCTTGATGCTAATGGGTCATACGGTATTTTTTCATATATTGAAGCACCAATGGAACTATCAGGACTTAATTTAAGTTGATTAAATAAATCAATTTCACTTACTTGAATATATAGTTCTTGATTTGTTAAATAAGTTTGTTCATTAGAACAATTCAATGAGCTAAAAACACACTCTTCGATAATACCTTCAATTAAAGTTGGTAAATTCTGTAATTGATTTTTTAAAATATTAATAAAAAAATCATTATTTGGGTTAGTATTTGTTTGACCAATTAAATCAATTAATTCTTCAAACGAATTACTTGTTTTTTCTTTAATTTTTCTTGAAATTGTTGCGGAATCTAAATTTATTTGAATGTTTTCCGCTTTTTTTTGTAATCTATCAGTATTGTTCTGTATAAACCCTTCATAATCCTTTTGTACTTGCGTAAAAGTTTTGACGGCTTTAGCCCTTGCTTTACTTTCTTTAAAACCTTGTCTGATATCCTCTGCCATTACAGATTAAATTTTTCAATATCTGAATTTATATCCTTTGAAATTAGACCCTGTAGAATATCATCATCCATAGATGAAATATCAAAAGTTTCTTCGGAATTACTTCTTTTTTCCCATATACCTGATTGTAACTTAGATAACGTAAGTTTTTTCTCAACACAATCATTTATGATTTTTTGTTGTTTTTCAATAACCGGGCCTATAACAGTCATGTCTTCAGGCTCTTTCATCATAGAAATCATTTTATTTTGAATTCTAATTGCGGTGGAGCGTTGTTCAACTAACTCATTATAAATTTCCTGCATCAGAGCTAAAATTGAGTCCTGTGTAAAATTTATTTGTTTCTTTTTTGGTTTTGTCATACTTATAAATATTTTTTATGACATTTTTTATTCAGGATTAACTTGGAGTAGAGCAGTATATATTTTTTTGAACTTTTTCATTGACGCTCTTATTTCTTTTGTTGACATATTTGTCATCTCTCTGAGCGATAATAAAATAATATTTTTATTAAATTTATTGTTATCAGTTGCTGGAAAAATTGTCTCATAATTTTCCATAATCTCAACTAATGAAATACCTAATTTTATTTCACTTTCGTTTAAATCATCAATTTCAATAGTTTCTTTAATATAATCAATTAATATTGGTATTAAATTAACTTCTTCAGATGGTTCAACATCTAAGTAATAAACCATTTCAGGAGAATTTTCTAAATCACCTGATATATCTTCATAGGAAATTTTTCTATTTTGTTCTTTTTGGTCTTTTAATATTTGACCCATAAGATAATTCTTGCAAATAGTTCCAAAATATGAATAAGCTTTCTTTTCTTTTGATGGACTAAATTTGTCAATTTTTGTCATCAAAAATGAATGTGTATCAGTATGAATTTCAATAAAATCCATATCTTTTCTGTATAATTTATATCTACGAATAATTGAAGAAATCATTTTATCTAAAGGATGTCTTAAATATTCATTATAAATCTTATTTTTTTCTTCAAAAGTAGAAGCAGTCAGAAACATTCTGACCGCATTCTCTTCTCTTATGTCAAAGTAATTTTCACCGCTAGATTTTTTTTTCGTCTTAACGGCAATTTCTATTGAGCTGGCGCTTAATATCATTAAGCATTTTCAGGAACAAATTTTATGTTTCTGTCTTCACTAAAAAAATATTCTTTTTTAGCTGAAGATACCCAAAACTTAACCTCATTTTCTTCAAGTTTGGTTTCACCATTTTTGTATTCCCAAAAAATAGAACCTTCTCTTAAATTAGTGTGTTTGTAACCAATTTTAGGAATAGTCATAATTTTAGCCGAATTGTACGTTAAACGAAGTAACAATTCATAAACAAATGTTAATTTAATGCTTGGTTTAAATCCACCAAAATCTTCAATTAGAGATTTTTTGAATACCATTCCTGATGTTTGAAAATTTTGATATTGTAATAAAGTTTCATTTGTTAGATATCCCATTTCTTGTGAGAAATTAGCCGCAAATGTAGCTTCGTTTGTAAATCCTTGGAAGGTTAATTTATTATCTACCTCAACTACGATAGGTAAAAATGCGTCAACATCAGAATATGAATCTAAATATTTTTTTACATTTTTAAACCAAATTTTTGAGTATTCATCGTCAACTTCTAGAATACTAACCCATTTAGTTTCAGCTTTTGTAATTCCAAAATTAACCTGATTTGAAAAATTTGGTTCTCCATCAAATTCAAAAGTTGTTACTTTAAGATTTTGAAAATCATATTTTTTCAAATAATCCGATAAATTTTTATCTTTACCATGAACTATAATTAAGTTTTTTGGTAAGAACTCTTGAGATTGTACAGACTCAATTGATTTTTTAAAGAAATCCTCAAAATCTCTCATTACCATACTTTTAATAGGTAATATAACACTTAAATCTAAAATATTTTCCATAATATTAATTTTCAATTAATTGTAGTTTATTTAATTCAGTTTCAAAATTTTCTTTTATAACTTGAAGATAACCTTCAAACGTTGATAAAATTGTCTTTTCAAATTTTTCTACATCACTATATTTTTCCGAAGTTTCAATACCATTCTTGTAAAGATTTTCAGAAACATTATCTTCTAACCAATTTTGAACAAAATCTGCAACATAGTCTACAAGTTTTATTTCATCTTGTATCCAAATTCCGTTTTCTTCGCTTAACCAACTTGGAATTAGTTTTGGAACTACACCCATAACTGCTACACCACTCTTCATAGATTCTAATGGGAAGGTACCAAAAGAACTAATTCTATCGTTCCATACTGACAACATAGATTCTCTTAATGAACTTGCAAATTCTTCTTGAGATAAACCTCTTAAATCACGGAAAGTAATCCATCTAAATTGTGGATACTTTTGATAGAACGACTTGATAAAATTAATTGAATCTCTTTGTTCTCTAAACACAACCGAAATAATTGGTTTAACAGGTTTTTCAGAAACAACAAAATTCTCATCGATTACTGGTTCAATAACGTCAACAGCACTCATTCTCATTAATTTTGAAACATAATTTTTTTGCTCTTCTGAAGTTGTGATACACTTTGTAAAGTTAAATTGTTGCCAAGTTTGTCCTGGTTGAAGAGTTTCAAATATATAGTCATAAGACTGTGACAATACGATTTTAGTACAAGGTAAGTTTGTTAATTGACTCATAACGTAACCAAAAATTTCAGGAATAATCATAAAATCTTCAGGCGCTATTTGTAAATTTTGTCCTTCTACTGATTGGTGGGGAATAGAATCATATTTATTTCCTAACCAACTTTGTACTCCAAAATAATTAGGTTTTTCATGTAAAATAATGACATTATAACCGGCATTTTTAAGTGTTAATGCCATATCATAAATGTATTTGATTGACGCTTTAGCGTTCCCTAAAGTATCTTGAGCGAAAAAATAAATTCTTGATTTTTTTTCACTCAAATTTTTAATTGAATCTTCAATTTTTTTAATTGTTTCTTCCATGTTTTAGTATTTTTGAATTATTTTATTATTTAATAAAGTGTTAAATGCCAATTTAAATGGTATTGATGCTGATGCTTTATCTCCTAAAGTTTCATCAACTTCTTCAGTTTCACTCAAGACTACCTCTAGCATCATTTTAATTATTTCGTATTGAACCACACCTATCTGTTGTTCAGTTGAACCTGATGAGTTTGGTGTGTCTATATTAATAATTGATTGAGCAGACTCCAAATCAATATAGTAATGTTCCCCTAGTATTTTTAACATCTGTAATATTTGAGATTATTTCGTCTAATTCCTTTAACTTTTCAATAGTTTTAGACGAGTTTATTTTTTCATTATAAAGTGTTTTATATTTAACAACTTTATTATTGTAATTAATAATAATTTCAGGGTTAGAAGTAACTATTAAATCAAATTCATTTAAAACTTCTTTTTTTGTTACTTCATTATAGAAAATAATTCTTTCAACCAAACAACCAAATTTTGATAAAAAAAATAAAGTTGCGGGTTTTGATTTTGAAATTTCATCTGATATAATAGTGAACTGAATATTATCTCTGTGTTTAACATATATGTCGTTGAAATCCACAAATGTTGTCATTTCACTTGATGGTGAATGACCAAATATTTCCATAGGACATTCTTCAAACATGAATGAAAACATTTCTTCTTTTGAAGGAAATAAAAAATGTTTGGATAAATCTAAACTATCAATTGGTTCAATTATCTCATAGTTAAACGACACCTCATCTTCCTCAAACCCGTCACTTTTTTCAATTAGAAATTTATTATAGGTTGTTTTAAACTTACCAATAGTATCCCTTAAAACTCCGTTAATATCAATTCCTATCTTCATACCTTTTTAATATTTCAGTAATTAATGGATTTCTAACAACATCATCATCTCCAAATTCATGAACTCCAATCTCTGAAATGTTTTTAAATTTCTCAATAGCATCCCATAAACCTGAATGTTTTTTATCTTTATATCTGTCAGTTTGTTCTAAATCACCTGATATAAAAAATTTGCTATCGGTACCAATACGAGTTAATAATAACTTCATTTGTTTTGGCGTAGCATTTTGAGCTTCTTCAAATATTAAAATAGAATTATCAATATTCATCCCTCTCATATATGCCAATGCGAAAACCTCAATAACTTCCATTTGTTTTAATTTTTCTCTCGCCTCTTTACCTATAATTTTATTTAATAGATAATATGATGGGAAGATATACGGGTCTAATTTTTCTTCAACATTACCAGGTAATGAACCAAGTTTTTCTTCAGCTTCAACCGCTGGTCTAACAATGATAATTTTTTCGTAAGGTGACGTATGGTCGGCAATTAAATCAACCGCTGCTTTCATTGCTATAAAACTTTTACCAACACCTGCCGGACCTGAACAAATTGTTATTTGATTTTTCTTCAATTTATCATAGTACTCTCTCTGACTTTGAGTTAAGAATTTATCTTTACTCTTTTTAATCATCCCACTAATTTGGTCTTTTTTCGACATTTTTGGTTTAGCTTCAGTAGGAATATACTGACTGTCTTTGCTAATTGTTTTTTTTCTTGTCATTATTTAATTTTTGTGTAACTTTTTTGAGAATGATTGCATTTCATTTATTTGAAATTCCAACTCAGGTATATCATATTTTGTATCAAAAATAGTCGATAAAGTTCTATCAACAGTTAATTCTGAATTCATGGCGTTAATACCAATATTTAATTCATATGAATTTGATATCATTTTTACTAAATCGTATTTTGTAACTTGAGTTGGTGAAACAAAATGTTTAATCCCTTTCCAAAAATCTTTGTTATCAATAATTTTTTCCACTAATTTAGCCCATTCTAAACAAGTAATACCATTCCAAAAATGATTTAAAAAACCATTAACTGTATTATTTTTTTGACTTTTAACCCATTCAACTAAAGACCTATGTTGATTAACTTCTTCACCAATTATTGAAGTTCTTATTATTGTACAATTACTTGGTTCTCCCATAGCTTTAGACATACCATATACATCATCAACATCATATTTATCTTTTTCATCATATCTACCTTTTTTACCTGAAAAGACACAATCAGTTGTTGGATGAATCATATTCCATTCATTTTTCTCACAAACATTAGCTAATAATCTTGGAAAAACTGAGTTTACTAAAATTGCGTTTAAGTCACCTAATTGGTCAACTCTTGGTTTAATTGTACCAATACAATTTATAATAACATCACCCTGATTTACTCCACAATTGATTAAAATTTCTTCTAATGTTTTTTCTGTCTGTTGAGATGCGTCAAGAACATCTCTGTTAATTTCATTAACATTAAATTTTTCAGATAAATAAGTGTAAACATATTTACCTAACATACCTTTTGAACCTAAAATATAAATTTTCATAATTTTTTTACTTTTTTTATTTTTTTTATCTAAAATCTTCTTCCCATATATTCCAATTATCATGTGGTAATCTTATATCGTCACCTAAACTTTCTTCTAATGATGTAGTAGAAAAGAAAATAACTGAAGTATTTTCTTCCAAATTTTTAAAACCATTATAATGATTCGGTGGGATAAATAATACTTTTGGTTGTCTTGCACTTAAAATATATTTTGTAATTTCTTCAGTTTCCATATTAACAATTCCAATAAGTGCGGTACCACTAGATACATAAACATATTTCCCTTCTTTTTTATGACCATGCCACGCTCTTATAAATCCTTGTCTATGATTCTCAACTTGGTAAAATCTCTTTACATTTTCAAAATTGAAATCATTAACAAATCTAACCGAACCTCTATCATCAACAGAGATACCACCATTCATTAATTTTTTTGTGTCCATAATAATTCTTTTTGATTTTTTTTATTTGTTAAAAACGCTCCATTGTGGTAAACTTTATCTTCAGGGTTTTCAATTCTATTTTCTTCAAATAAAGTTACCATTCTTAATACCTCATCCTCAACGGTTGTAATTGGTTTATATTTAAAAACTTTTAAAGATTTTGAATTATCAACACGATAATTTCTAGCATCTTGAAAAGATATTTCAGTGTACGTTACTTTAGTATTAGGTACTATTTTAGCAACACGTTCACCTAGTTCTTTAATTATAACATTTTCTTTTGATAAAACAAAAATTCCCGGATACTTTTCTTTACAGGCCTCTGTAATATATCCCGCAATATCTTTAACTGCTATTATTGGTCTCCATTGTTCACCTCCATTAATAGTTATAGTACCTTCTTTTACCGCCTTCATAGTTAATACATTAACAACTAAATCCATTCTAATTCTAGAATATGTGTCACCAAGACCAAATACAGTTCCTAATCTAAAAATTGTCCCATTTTTGTCTAAAATGTGTTTTTCGGCTTTAAGTTTTGTTGATGCATATGATGATAATGGATTTGTTTCACTTAATTCATCTAATATACCATCTTGAGCCCCGTAAACTGAACACGTAGACATGAAAATTAAATGTTTATCGGGTGAAACAATATCACAAAAATTTTTAATAGAATTATAATTAATTTCTTCAGTTAAAAATGGGTCAACACTACAAGCCGGGTCACCAACTAAAGCAGCCATTAAAACTATAATATCAAAATCTTTAGATACTTCATAAAGTTTATCAGTATCTCTAATGTCTCCATAAATAAAAGAAACATCTTTTAAATACCTATTTTCATATAATAAATTATCGTAAATAGTTATATCAAACCCTTCTCTAATAAGATAATCTGATGTTAATCCTCCGATGTAACCGGCACCACCTACTAATAAAACTTTTTCTTTCATTATTTTATATAATTTATTTATTTTATATTTTTATTTTGTAATCCATGAATGTTTCTGATTTACCTACGTCAATACTAAAAAATGAATCAGACCATGGTAGAAATTTTATGTTTGTTTTTTCACCTATGTTATAATCATAAGTTTCTTCTGGTAATAATCGTTTTACATATTTATCACCTGGTAAATCACCATGCTCCCATTTTTTATCAAAATGGTTTTTTGTATTTGATATGTTCCATCCTGAACTCATAGAGATATAATCTATTTCAAATGAATTATACATGGCAATATTGCCCTCCATCATTCTTCTTAGGTAATCACTATCTTCATAATTACCCCCAATAAATCTTTCATCCATAAACCCAATATTTCTAAATAATTCTTTTTTAAAACCAAAAAACCCCCACGCATATAATCCAACAAACCCATATCCTTGTTCTAAAAGAGTTAAAATTTTTTCAATATGTTCTTTTTTAGGTCTAGCTTTGTCATTACAAATAATAATGGTTTCTGTTGGTGATTCAACAACACAATCATTAATTAATTTTGAGAAAGATGGGTATCCGTGACCATTTTTCCAAATTGATTCTTCATCCATGTTTTTTAAATGAGTAATTAATTCATCTTTTAAAGAGTCTCTATTGCTTGGTATAATTATAGTATATTCTTTATTCATGGTAATTTTAATTTATTTTTTTATTATCCATTATTTAAAAATTTACTAACACGTCTGTCAATAGAACGTTTGACAATTGTTAAACCCGCTTCGGATATGGGGAATGTAAAAATATCCATCTCAGGATATTCAGTTTTAATCCAATCTATCATTTTATAAGAATCCTCACAGTGTTCTCGGGTAATATATTTTTCAGAAATTGGGTCAGTATCATGTAAAATAATTACCCCAAATTCATTTAAATTTTTAAGTGATGCTTTGAAATCTAATTTAACCGCTTCAAACGCATGGTCAGCATCTATGAAAATAACATCTACTATTTCATTAAAATTATTTAAAAAGTCTTGTGTTGATGTTTGATGGAACTCACCAATGTTTTTATTTCTTCTAAAATCAATAATATCAACCCCAATTACCCTAGGTACTACTTCTGAAACTTTTTCAAAAGTTGACCCATCATATACACCTAATTCTAAATAATTTTTACAATTAATTGATTTAACTATTTGGACTATCATGTCCGTGTGAACTTCATGTCCGTATGCAAATTTATCCATATTTTTTATTTTAAATTAATAAAAAATATGGATACAGTAAACATTAAGTGTTGTTTTTATTCATCTTAAAAAACAGGTATTGTTTCGGCTTTACATCCGCCAAACCACCAAATACATTCTGAAAATGTACTAAGACGATTACAAACCAACATATCACATTTTGAGGCTATTAACATAGTTGCTGTAGAATATTGCATTTGAGTAACATTATCTGGTTTAGTGTAAGTTATTACATTGTAGTCTTTTAAATATTCTAAATATTCAGGTAAAACACTGTCGTTATCTGAAGTAAGAAAAATAGTTTTTACTTTTGGTAAAAATTCATTAATTGCATTTTTATAAGTTTCAAAATTATAATCTCTAATAACTCCGTCTCGAATACTTGTACAGTTTGGAGGGTCAAATTGATGAGTCCAAGTTCTTATTTGTATGGTAAGTAATGGGTATTCAAAATGTTTTGACACTCTATCAACTTCGGATAAAACTTCAGGTCTCCATTTAATTTTACTAATTCCTTTTTGTATTCTGTTAAATACTGTATCACATATTAAATTTCTATTAAAAAACCAATCAATTGAATGTGTTGAAAATAAATAAGAAAGTGATTTATTTACGATATTAGGGTGGTCACCTAAAGCTTTAGCGTCGTTTATTAAATCAGGTTGTTCTGTTTCTTCTGATTTTAAAACTAAAAATCTTGCAGAAATAAAAGAATTACCAAATTCGTGTGGGTTATGGCAAATTAAACTATCATCTAAAATTTCTCGATAATCAGCGTCAAAATGTGCGTCAAATCTAGGTAAAATATTAGTTTCACCTATACTTAAAGCGGTGACAAAAGATTTTAAAACATTACATAAACCAGATTTTATTTCTACCGTAAATTTCATATATGTATTATTTAACAAATTCATTAATTAAATTATTCCATTTTTCACGACAACGTTCTAAAGTATATTCTTTTGAATAATATTCTCGTGGTGAAAAAAGATTTCGATTACTAATAACGTATCTTATTGTTTCAGGAAAATTTTCATCGTTAGATACTAACCCCCATGTTTTATCATCTTGTCTATCTAAATAACATCCCATAGGTCTTGCAACCATTGGTATGTCACATGCACCTATTTCAATTCCTGCAAAATGACCTTCTTCATTTCCTGATGTACAAATACCACACACTGATGAATTTATTAAAAGTCTAACTGTATTTGTGTCAACTCTGTTAAATATTCTTACTCTATTTCTATTATGTTCAGGAATTGCGTCAATAGTTGTATTATCTTTCATTACTAAACAAAAATTAAAATCCGTCATTGTTTCAATGAGGTTTAAAACTCTATGAAATCCTTTTTTTTCATGAGAAGAATCACCTATAAAAATAATTGAATTAGGTAAAACTTCTGGATGTCTTTCAGGAATAGGTTTAAAAAAATTAAAATCTGATGATTGTTCAATTACTCTTACATTTTTTGGATTAATTCTTTCTTTATAAAGATTATACGTTTGTTTAGACGCAAATACAACACAAGTACATGAATTTATAACTTCAGTTTGCATTGGATTATCCATAGTATCTTGTATTAGACAGAATGTTGGGACATCAATATTAAGTTTACGAAAATAACTTCCATTTCTAATTATATAATCAGGGCGCTCTCTAATAGATTCTATTTTATCAGCTAATATTGCATAACTTGTATATCCGTCACATTTATCTTGAAGGCCTGGAAACCATTCTAATAGGTCATGCCAAAATGTTCTCGTGTTTGGAATACACGTAAGTGTATCGTTAACTAACCACCCAATTTTATTATCCATAGTATGTTTTATTTTTTATAAATGTTTAACCAATAATCAATCATTTCATCCATCATTGTCTCAAAACTATATTCAGGTTTCCATCCTAAAGACCTAATTTTACTTGAGTCACCTTTAAGGTATGGTAATTCTTCAGGACGTAAAAACTTATCATTTTGAACAACATAGTCTTTATAATTTAAATTTAATTTACTAAAAACATATTCACACATATCTCTAACTGACCTTGACTCCCCAGTTGCCACAACTAAGTCGACTGGTTTATCCTGTTGTAATATTAAATGCATTGCTTTTACATAGTCTTTGGAATGTCCCCAATCTCTATATGAATCCATGTTACCAAGTTCTAATTTATCAGATAAACCTAAACTTATCATCACCGCGGCTTTAACTACTTTATTAGTAACAAAATTAGAACCTCTACGAGGAGATTCATGATTGAATAAAATACCATTATTAGCATGTAAATTATATGCGTTTCTATAATTTCGAACAATATTATACCCAAATACTTTACTACATCCATATGGTGAAACTGGATTCATATGAGTTGTTTCTCTTTGGTACCCATCAGGGTCTACCGAACTTCCAAACATTTCCGAACTACTTGCTTGATAAAATTTTGCGTTAGGACAAACTCTACGATAAGCATCTAAAATATTTAAAACACCTAAAGAATTAACTTGTGATGTAAATTGTGGGATATCGTAACTAATACGTACATGACTTTGAGCGGCTAAGTTGTATATTTCGTCAGGTTGTATTTCACTTAATAATCTTTCAATATTAGATTGGTCTAACAAGTCACCATAATATATATTTATTTTGTCTCGAATTTCGTCAAGTCTACTTTGTTGGTGTTCAGGTGTAGAATTTCTTCGTATAATACCATGAACTTCATATCCTAATGATAAAAGATATTCCGCTAGATATGACCCATCTTGGCCACCCACACCGGTTATAAATGCACGTTTAATCATATTTTATTTTTAACTTTTAAAAAAATTCATTTTAGTCAAATCTGGCCAATCCTCATATTTCCATTTTCTAGGATTTGTATTAATGGCATTAGATAATTTATCTAATCCTAATTTAGCGGTTTCAGGAGTCATATAGTAATGGTAACCCATTGTATCGATATTTTGTTCTCTCCATGGAATATTGGGTAGTCTACCGTCATAACTCATTTTTTTTAACTGAATAGCATCTTGTTCGTTGTCCAAAAGAATCATTCCACCTCTACCTAAACTTAAATGTTTTTGAAATTGAAAACTTAAACACATATACGTATTTGGAATATAACTGTCTTTTTTCCACAGTACTGCTGCGTCAATTATTTTTTTTTCTTCGTAATTTAAAGTGTAGTAATCTTCCCATTTTTCATCTCTCCATTCTAATCCAATCCCCAATTTTTTAGACAACATGGGTACGGATAAATAAGTTCGTAATGGGACGTTAATTTTAGTAGTATTTGTTAATCTTAAACATAACTCTATACCATGAGTACAACTATCTACAGCAACTGCGTAAGGGGCGTTGTAAAATTGTGATATCTTTTTTTCAAATTCCGTCACAGTATCCATATTCACTTGTTCCATAAGATTAATAATTATATCCTAATTTTTTCGCGTTGTAAAGTATTCTTGTACTATCTATTTTTTTAACTAAAATTGCTGGATTTCCCTTATATACCCCCCATTCTTCAGTATCACCCATTAATAAACTACCTGCGGATAATAGAACACCACGTCTTAATCTTGAGCCGGGTAATACAATAGAATTTGTTCCGATATTAGAAAATTCTTCCATAAGAACAGGTTTAATTATTTGAGTACCTTTTAATTCTTCAGGTATCATCGCTCCAAATAATCCACTATCATCAAATCTATCTGAACCACATACAATTCTAGCTCCGGCCATTATGTTATTAAACCCTTTGGCCGTAAAATCTGAGTTTTTACCACCTATAATTGTTACATAAGGACTAATATGTGTATAATCACCAATATATAATTTTGTTGTACAATAAAATCCTTTATCTATTGCAACATGACTACCTATAACACAATTATTTTTTTCTTTTATTATTATATCTAAATCTAAAACAACATCACTACCTATTTTCATCAAATAAAAGTTTTATCAATTGTTTGACCAAAATATGGCCCTGTTTTGTATTCATATACAATAGTATCGTCTTCTAAAATCAAATAATTATGACCACCATTAAATGTAAAACTAATATCACCTGCGGATAATATAGGTTCCGCAATTATATTATCATCAATGTCATAGAAAATACATTTTACCTTTCCTTTTATAACACACCAACTTTCCTGAGGTATGTAATTTTCATCATGTCTTGGGATTATATTATGTTTGTGAGGTTTAAATGTATGTCCTTTAGATAATTTTAAACTGGCACATTGAAGGTAGTTTTTATCTAAGCTTAAATCAGTTCGTTCAGAAGTAACATCAGATAATCTCACAATTTGATGAAGGAGTTCTCCATTAATTTTAGAATATATTTTTTCCATTTTATTTTGTATATCTTTAATATTTTAATCGTCTTTTTCACCTTCTTGTATATGATAAACTAATGAATCAAATACTGTAACATGTCTCATCCCATAAGTTGATTCTAATTTTCTAAAATACCAGTCATCTCCACTTTGAACAAACCCATTTAAAGTACCAACTCCATCAGTATAAATGTTACCTTCAGGATACATACCACTTTCAATAAATCGAGTTTTTTCAAAAATACATGGCATGTATAAACCACCTGAATAAATGTTATCCTCCCTCATAGATGTATTAACTTTTTCCCAAAGTTCATAATCAATTTTTTTAGGACTTTTACCACAATCAATACTAATACCATAAGTTCCACTCCTCATTTTACCACTCTCAACTAATCTAGATGTTGGTATATTAGTACCATCGTGATGTTTTAATAAATTTTCTAACCATCCATTACTAAAGACCATATCTGAATTAACAAAACAAATATTATCTGATTTACTAGTTTTACCGGCGTAATTCCAACATCTATAAACTCTATTTAAATAATAATCATTAGGAATTGGGTCATTATAAATTGAATATGGTATATCTAATTTTGTTAATTTATTTATAATCTCATCTGTTGCATCATTTGCGACAATTCTTATTGAGACATCCCAACCATTAACTTTACATTTTTCACTAGTTAATTCTTTATGTATTAAATCTAAGTATTCTACTGATTTAAAAATTAATGAAATAATTTCAATTGATTTCTTCATTTTGTTTTTTAAAAATATTAATTATTTTTTCTTTTTCTTTTGGATTAGTTGCGTCAGTAATTTTAAACCATGAAGGTAATATATTAGTATCTAATTCAACAACTTCTAACGTAGTTTCGTCTAATAATCTCTCAAGTGCCCATCCGTCTTGGCCATAACTTTTATAAACATTATATTTAGTAATAATTTGATAGTCAGTCGCAAAACCTCTATGTATTATACTATAAGGTATTTTAATGGTTGTTACAATTCCATTTGGATATTGAGGTTGGTGTAACCCGTGAATTGACTGAAAATTTAAATTTTTATTATTTCTCCATATTGCACAAACCCCATGACTTAAACTATGATAAGCGTTATCTATTCTATAGTGGATGTCACTTCTCCATAGATTGTAATGACCCAACAATATACCGTCAATATTATTGTTTTTAGCGTAGTTACAAATATCAATTAAAATTTTATTGTTATCATTAGTTAAACGACTATCTAAAAGTGAATCACCATCTAACCATATAATAAATTCAGTGTCAGGTTGCTCAAGTAGTAGAGTATCTAACAATTTTTTCTTACACGATATTTCATTTTTAAAATCATTTATTTCTGACTCAATTACTCGTAAATTAGAAAAATTTTTATAAATTTCTTTACTACCATCATCAGAATTTTGGTCGTATACATAAACGTATTCACATATTTCAAACATTTGTTTTAACCAATTATGTAAATTTCCTTTTGATAATTCATTTCTTAATTGTGTAAATCCTACTATTTTCATTTAATTAAATTATTAATTGTGTATTTATTTTCAATTTTAGTCACATAATTGAATAAGTAATTATTTTTATTCCACATTTCCCAAAATTTATTATCCATATTTACTCTATTTGTTACTGTTGCATTTTTATCATTTCCGTAATGCCATAAATGAAGAGCAACAAAATCATCAATAAACCTTACATTTAATTTAAGACGAATTCTATGTATAAATTCATCATCATCAAACGCTACTCCAGTTGCAAATCTTTCGTCAAATCCTCCTAATTCTTTTAAATCTTTTTTAGTTATTGCGGTACAAAAATGATAAGATTTTGGTCGATATAATGAATGATTATACCATCCTTCATCACCATCATTAACTACTGATATTTTTTTATATGTTGAGGGGTTAATAAATGATTTAAAATCATTAAGTTGTAACACTGCCGATGTTTGAATTTCACTTAAAGAATAACAAGCAAATGATAAATAATCATTATCAATTAAATTTTCGTTTACAAAATTTAAAATATCATCTGAATGTAAACATTCAGGATTTTGTATAATAATTTTATCACCTGATGCGTGGTTAAATCCGACGTTAAAAGGAACACATGGATTTACATACCATTTATCTTTTTTTTCTAATCTAACAATTTTTAAAAAAGGAAATTCGTCTACCAAATCTTCTAATCTTTCATCTTCGTGACTACAGTCATCGACAGCGATAACTTCAAAATCAGTAAAACTACTTTTTTTAAAACTTTCTAATGTTTTAATAAATATTTTTTTTCGATTGTGATACGCAGTAACAATGGAAATCATAATTTTTCTTTTAATATTTCAATAATTTTGTCGGATGTTTTACCATCTCCTAACCAATCTGTGTTTGAGTTATAATTTGATAGATAATTAAATGACTCAATCCACGAAACATCTAATTCGTTTACATTAATCATATATGAACATCCAGATTCAACCGATTCAGGTCTTTCAGTAAAATCTCTTGGGACAATAACTGGAGTATTAAATAAACAAGGTTCTTCTTGAGCTGTACCTGAATCTGAAATTATAAACTTAGAATGGTACATTTCATTTATATAATTTTTAAAAGATAATAAATCAATTACTTTAATATTTTCTAAATCTAAATTAAATTCGGATATTTTATCAATAGTTCTTTTAAATGATAACATTTCAACAGGTATCCCAAATCTTTGGGAACAAATATTAGCATAGTTTAATATGTTTTTTAAACGTTCCTTACTATTAAAATTTTCAGGTCTATGAATATCTAAAATTATTTTATTATTTTTTTTAGATTTATTTAATTCTATTTTATTTGCAACCTCTTTAATTGTATTTCCTACAACATAAATTGATTTTGGATTAATTGATTCTCTAATCAATTTTTCTTTGTAATTATCATGATAAACAAACAAAAGGTCACTACAATGGTCACAAACAATTCTATTAATTTCTTCAAGCATTCTTTTATCACCCGACCTCATACCTGCCTCAATGTGGGCAATTTTATACCCCTCTTTTTTAAGAGGTACCGATGCTAAAGCCGAATTTGAATCACCTAAAAAAATTATTAAATCAGGATTTATATTTTCATTACGGATTAAGTCAATTATTTTGACAGATAAATCTGCCTGTTGGTGAAAATGTTCTTTTCCCTTTGAGCCGATTTCTAAATTAAAATCAGGTTTACGTATTGATAACTCATCAAAAAATACATCAGATAACATTTTATCATAATGTTGTCCTGTGTGTATTAATATATGATTAAAATTGTTATCTAATTTTTTAAAAATTTCAGACATTCTTATAAAATCGGGTCTAATACCGGTGATAGTTATGATTGTTTTTTTCATTGATTTAATATTTTAATATATTCGTTTGTTATTTCTTTACAAACATTTGACGATTCAAATTGACCAATATTTTCAGGGACATCGTGTAATTTTTTATCAATAATATTCCCATTACTATTGATATTATAAATCCAACCCTTTTTGCCACACATCCATCCTTCAATAGTTGTTCTACCCAATAATATACCCGCAGTTTCACCACATTTTTTTGTGAACTCCTCAACAGAACTTGTTTCACTAAAGTATTTAACATGTGGTTTAGTTGTTAGTTCATTCAAATAATTTGAGTGGTTTTTACCAACTAACCAAAGTTCTTTATTGTTTTTTTCACAATAATCTGAAATATCAAAAATTGAATTTTTACGTAAATAATCTATAGTACCGACAAAAAGTACTGAGTTAGAATTTTCAGTATTGTTTTGATTAAATCTTGATTCATCTATTGGGTTATAAATAATTGTAGTTGAATTAATATCAATTTTAAAATTATTAATAATATGTTGTTTAATTTCAGGTCTTATACAGATGTATTTTTTAATATTTGGAGAAATTACTGGATTTTCTAATTCAATAACTTCAGAATGAATTGTTGTAATTATTGGTGTGTTTGGGAATGCGTGTACCAAAATTTCAACAACAGGATAATGTTGTCCGTGTATTATATCAAAATTTTCATGAACAGGGGCATTGTTGAAATCGTAAACTTTAATTCCTAATGATTCTGATAGGTATCTTATTGGACCTTCTATTGAAGGTGAAACTACACTAACATCATGTCCGTTTTTAACTAAATTTTTACAAAGTTCAAATACATACATTTCAGAACCTGTGAAGTCTCGGTATAAAAGACACCCAAATAAAATTTTTAATTTTTTCTCTTCCATTAGATTGATAATATAAATTTTTGTAATTTATTAAAATTGTTTGAAATAAAAGGCGATAATGTTTTTTTATAATCTTCAATCACTCTTTCATTTTTATCATAATTTAAATTTCTTGTTTGACTTTCATAGTGATATGATACTAAATTACCATCTAAATAATTAGTATATCCATTTATCAAACATTTTAAATTAAATTCAACATCTTCAAAACATTCAGTATATGATTCATTAAAATAATTTAATTTTTCAAAAACCTTTCTATATACCATCATAAGAGCACCTGTAGTGATTGGTACTTTTTTTATTTGATTTTGAAAGTTATAATGAGAATTAATACCACTATGGTGCATTTGAATTTTATTTTCTTTATCACTTACAATGATTACTCCATCATGTTGGATTAATTTATTTTTAAAATGTAATCTACAACCAACAGTACCAACTGCGGGAATAGTCTTATGTATTTTTAACATACCATAAATCACATCATTTAAAAGTTCAATATCATTGTTACTAAATAAAATGTACGTATGTTCGTTAAATAAATGATTTTTAACTACATCATTATTAATTTTTGCAAAATTATAATAATCATATTCAATCAACTTTATATTTGAATAATTAAATATAAAATTTTTAATAGCTTTTTTTTCAAGTTTAGAAGAACCCGTATCCGCAACAAAAATATCAAAAATAGTTTCATCACAATTATCAAAATAAGATAAAATACATTTTTTTAATAAAGAAAAATTATCTTTATGTGGGATAATAATTGCAACTTTACCATCAATTTTTATTGGTTTTCTTTGTATTCTTGGGATATAAATTTCGGGATAAATTACAATAGGCAAAAATTGTCCGTATTTTTCTAAAAATGTAATTTTACTATTATAAAATTCATGGTTTGGTTGACCAACAGATTGGTGTGTAATATCGAATGAAAAAGTTACCCCTAATTTAACACCATCCAAAAAATTACTCAAACAAAACGGGTGGTCATAAAAATGAAATTTACCAATAGTTTCATCAAATGTGTGTTTTATTTTATTTTTATTAAACGATAAAAATAATCCGTCTAATGTGACAACTGGTATTGGTTTAGGTAATTTGGCCGAGTATTTACTAATCCACTTTGGTTGACCTTCAGGTTGGTGATACACATGACCGACCATTGTATTGTGCATATTTTCCCAATAAACACCTGATTTAGGAAAATAACATGAACCAGCCTTACCTAAAATACCAAAATCAAGATTTTCTTCAAAATCTCTTAATAATTTTTTACCCCATCCTTTTTCTAATTTAATATCATTATGACAACAAACAACAATATCATAATTTGATTCTGTTATTCCACTATTATAAATTTGAGCCAACGAATATTGATTATTGTTTTGGTATTCTAATATTTGAACATTTTTCAAATCAACACTTTCTAATAAATGTTGTTTAAATTTTTTATTATAATTTTCGTCTTTATGTGTTGAGTATATTATTGTTATCATATCCCTGTACTCCCAAAACCTTTACTACCTCTATCTTTTTCTTCTATTTTATCTACTTTTTTCAAATTAACCCATCTACCTGTAATACATCTTGCAACTACCGCTTGAGCGACTTTCATACCTTTTGTTATCACAAATTCATGGTTGTTTGTATTAAAAATAATGGCTTTAATTTCACCAGTATAACCTTCATCTACAGTTCCTGGGGAGTTTAAAACCATTAACCCTTGATTGATGGCTAAACCGCTCTTTGACCTAACTTGTATCTCAAAGTCTTGGGGTAAATCAACTGAAACACCTGTTGGAACTAAAGCCCTACCAAATGCAGGTATTTTAACTTCTTCATTTGCGTATAAATCAAATCCACTGTCTGATTCGTACGCGTAATTCAATTCTTTTTCATTCGTTGAAACAAAATTTATTGTAATTTTTCCATCCCCAATAAATTGATTTGCATCCTCAAATTCCTTAATATCGAACCCTAATTCATCATTTAATTCTTGTTCCTGTAATTGACTAAAGTCATCAACCAATTTTTTTAATTCTTCTAATTCTCTTGCAAAATTAAATTTTTCACTCATAAATTTGTTAATTTTATTAAAACTTTAATTAGTACTTCAACATCTTTCTCACAATAATCTTGGATTTCTTGGTATTTGTTTTTATTCCAAAATGCGTTGTGAACTTTATTTCCCGTGACTTCCATATTTTTAGAAGTCTCAACACCAAGAGATACACACATTAGTTCTAATGAACTTATTGCTCCAAATTGTCCATATTGCCAAATTTCTTTTGTATCAATTGCTTTAATCTCCCAAGGTTTAGTATCGTAAGATGGAAGGATAGATGATGGTAAAATACCATTAACTAACATTCTTTTTGCCAATACAGGAATATCAAAGTTTTTAAGATTATGTCCACAAAGGATAAAACCTAACTTATCAACTCGATTTAACAATGTGTTTACATCTGTAAGTAATACTTTTTCATCTGAGTTAAAAAAACTTTGTTTTTTAATGTCACCCTTTGGGTCAAGAAATCCTACTGAAACACAAACAATCTTTGAGAACTCAGGAACTAAAGCCGCACGATTAACAAAAATTTCATCAATACTTTTTTCAGCGTCTTCAGGAAACCTTTTTTGAAACCAATCTAAATAATTGATAAATTGGAAATGAAGTTCAGGATAATCCTTTTTAAAATTTTCATAGTTACTTGAAACCCCGACAGTTTCAATGTCAATAAATAAAATTTTGTGTAATGGGTGTTTTATCATACGATTGATTTATAAAATTCTGCTCTTGTTTTTGTTACTACATCTAAACTATATCTTTGTGAAACATATTCATATAATCTTTCACCCATGTCAATTCTCATATTTGGGTTTTGAACCAATTTTTTAACATATTTAGCCCAATCACTATGATTTCTTGCGTCATCAACTAAAAGAGCGTTACCATCAGTAAATTCACCATTTTTCATTGCGTGTTTTAAATCAATAGTATATGGCCCATAGTTACTGGCGATTAATGCTTTTTTATAAAAACCTGCTTCAATAACTTTAAGTTGTGATTTTACTTTGTTAAACATATGTTGTTTAATTGGTGCCAAAGATATGTCAAATTTTGAATAATTACGAGCATAAGATGTAACAGGTTTTGTCCAAACTCTTCTGTATGGTTGGTTTTGTTCATTTTCGTAAGGTGTTTGAACAAAAAGTTCTAAATGTTTTTTATATTCAGGTGTAACAATTGAGTAATTGTTTGTAAAAATCTTTTCGTAATCATACCATACAGTTTCGTGTGGTTTAATTGGTCTTCTTGTTTGTTCTCCAGTTGCCTGATTAATTTCTGTCATCATACCACGTGTGTCAAAACCACAAACAACAAATTGAAGATTTTTTTGTATGTCTGATAGTTTTGAAACCATACCGTCAAGAAGTTTTAAATCATGTAAGTGAGATGAACCACCTAACCAACCAATTCTAACTAAATCAGATTCTTCAGTAGGTTCTTTAAATTGAGCTTCATTTTGGTCAATTGCATTTGGAAAAATTACAACATTTTTATTGTATTTACGTATTTCATCCGCAAATAACTCAGTTGTTGTAGTTACATATTGAGCAACTTTTAAATTTGCAATAATTTTTTCATGTATTTTTTCTTGTACAATCAACTGATGAAGAGGATGTTCTTTGCCAGGTAACCAGTAATCATCTAAATCACAGATAGTAATAATGCCCAAAGAATTAAGAATCGGTACTATTTGTACTGACTTATCCATATCTTGACCAAGAGAACGGTGATAGTGAATTATTTGATAATCCTTAAAATAATTTATATTAGTCAAATCAGGGTTGAATTCAATATCAACATGAAAATCTTCACCGTATTTTGATTGTAAATGAGTATGAGGAGTGATTGACCTAAATCTTCCAACACCTGTAGTGTCAGAAGGGATAACTAAAACTTTAATTTTTTCTTTCATAATCTAAAAGATAATAGAAAGACATTTATAATTCAACTATAACAAAAAAAAAGTCCTCACAAGGAGGACAAAATTTTTAGTGTATTTAATTTTATTGAACTTTTTTAACTTTTGAAATTTTACCTTCAAAAATGTGTTTACCTACTTTGATAGTCATAATTTCATTTGATTTTTGAGAAGACTCAACAAGAAGTCCATTTTCACTTAAAACTTCTTCAACCGTTTCCCTTACAATTTTTTTAATATCCGACGCAGATAATCCGTTAGATGTGTATGATGGTTCTTGTTTTTTTGATTCTGCAACTTGGGTTTTGTTATTACCCATTAGTCTTGCGGCTTTTTCAATAACATCATCTGAAATTGTTGCCTGATATTGTTGTGGTTGGTCTATTGGGTGTTCCATCATCAATCTTTTGATTGCGTCAGGTAGTTTAGAATTTTTTATTCTATCTTCTGTCATAACTTTTGGGGCAACTGCTTTTGGTTGTTCTTGTGCTAAAAATTCTTGTGGTATATTATAAGTTGCGGGTATAGGAGCCTCATCATATTCTCTAACTAATTGTTGAGTTGATGATGACCTTTTAGATGAACTTCCCTTGTCCATTTCGTCGTGTCTATTCATAATTTCTTTAGACAACATTAGTTTTTGCATTAAATCATTCATTTTCTAATTCAAATTTTGTACATACTCTTAATCCGACCATTCCTTTATCTTCAGGATTGTAATTTGGTCTTATTACATCAAATTTTTCACGTGGGTCAGATGAAAAGCTTCCAATTCTATCCACCCTAAATAATCTCCAACCTGGTAATGGTTGGTCACCTATTGTTGCGGTGTGTGAAGCACCTTCTCTTTCCCATGCTCTTATTACTTTGTTACCTCTTTTTGATGTTCCGTAACAAAAAGGTTCAATAACACGAAGTCCCTTACCACCGTTATCTTCTCCGTCATAGTAAATTATTGCAACATTTCTATTTTTTATTGCATTAGTAATTTCTTCACTACTTGCTTCAAAAATAAGTTGTTTTATGACGTTGTAAAGCTTCATTCTGTTGAAGGTGAATTATAAGGATTTTTTGAACTGTATTTGTTTAGTTTAATATTATCAACTTTAGTAACTTGGTCTGTAGATGTACCACCATTAAATATATCTAAAAATACTCCTGTTCCTCTTCCTTTACCGTCACCATCAGAGATAGCGTCAGGATTAGTTACACCATATTCATTAGCATTTGATTTATAATCATTTCTTGTAACCAAGTCTTTTCTAACTTTTTCGGCAATAGCACTTAAAGTATTATCTGGTTGGTTTAAATCTATTGGAACTTTTGATGCCATAATTTTATAATTTTTTCATTATTTCGTTTATTCTTTTTAAATTATCTACAACTTCTTTATTGTAATCTTCATAAATAGAGTGATGACTTTTAGAAGGTCTGTTTAAATCCCTAACATTATCTTTTCTATGTGTTGATAAATATTGGTTTTGCATTCCTGAATCCGAAGCATCTCTTTTTTGTCTCTTAATACTTCCTCTATCTGAATCTAAATTTTGTGTTATAAATGATTTTAAAGTACTTAAATCTTTATTACCAAATTTACCATTATCAATATCATGAAGTATTTTCTTCATATTTTGATATGTTAAAAATCCATTTGTAAAAATATTATGAATAGTTTTTTCGTCTTTAAAATTTTCTAAAGACGATAATACGTTGTGAGGAACCTCGTATGTATTTCCATACATTTCACTATTCATTTCTTAAGTATTTTAACCAAGTCATTTATTTCAATACCTTCTTTGTCGGCCAATTTTTTAATATTTTCTAAATTTTTCATAAGGACTTTACTCAACCCACTTTTCTTACCCATTTCTTTGTCACCTGATTTTTTCTTAAGAACTATATCTTCAACCATTTTTTTCATCATTTCTTTTTTCTCTTCTTCCAAATTTTCTTTTTCAGAAATAGTCATTCTATCAATAAAACCTTTTTGTTTTTTAATTTTTTTGGGAACTCTTTCTAATTTTTGTCTATGTTTTTTAGCGTCAGGTTCTTTACCTTGTTGTCTTGTTCTTTCAGCCGCCTCTTCTTTATCTAAACCTAACTCTTTAACAAATGTTTTGAAAGTTTCAGGGCCATTTTTGTCTTTTGTTTCTTCATATCCAAATGCATCTGAAAAGTCAGTTTCATTAATTACCTCGTCAGTTTCTTCCTCACCCTCACCCCAATATACACGATATCCACGAGTAACAGGATTGTTTGTTTGTCTTGTTGCAACAACCTCCTGGTCCATTGTACTCTTTGGTGAAAGATAAGGATTAAAAATTGGAATTTTAGAACTTAAAAAACTTCCATCATAATCAACTAATTCTTCTAATTCGTCTTTTTTCTTATTTAAAGTTTTTTTAACGTCAGAATTATTTTTTAATTTTTTTTCTTTTTGAATTTTTGAAATTGTTTTTTCAACCTCTTTTTTATCTTTCTTGTCGAATTTAACAACTTCATCTTTTTTTCTGGCTTCAGTTAATGTATTAGAAACACTAAAATATACAGAAATATCTTGCTTCCCCTCTTTGATATAGAAGTAATATGGTGAACTAAAATATTCTTTATTAAATTCCATTTGGCTTTTTACATATAAATACTTGGATTTAACTATTTATCAATAGAATGGCTCAACAGAATATAAATCAATTCAATTTTAAAAAGTGGTATGTTAAACCTGTCCCAAAAATTTTTGACATTTGTTTAGCATCGGATGAAAAAGATTATAACGAAGAAGTTGTATTTTCAACTAATCTTATTGGTTATAATGATGGTAATAGATTACCTATTTATTTTGATTTAAATAATCCTTTATCATCACAAGAACTAACAATTAACTATGGTGATTTTTTATCAGGTAATACTTTAGTTTCATTAAATTATTACAATCCACTAAATGATGATTTAAATTGTTTAACCGCATCTACATTATGTGATATTGGATTAACAGGCATAGATAATGGTTTAGTACCACAGATGACAGGTGAAACAATTAATTACACAATGGGTTTATTTACTGGGTCAAGTAAGTGGGATAGATATTATTTTGATAGAAGAACAAAATTATTTCAGGTAACTGGATATACGAATCCTCCAAACGAAAGATTTTCAGGAAATACAAAACAAACTTTGTATAATATGGTTTCAGAATCAGGTTATACTATTACATATTACAATCAATTGTATGGAGGGTTTTATCAAGGTTTCTTTAGATTGTTTGGATATGACTACGAAACATTTCCAAGTAGAACAAACGAAGGATGGACTGTTGAAATGTTAATTAGACCAAGATATGTTGATGAATTTGCGCCGACATCATCTCAAACAACTTTAAATTTAACATATCCTGAAAATGAAAATACTTTTTTCTACTTTGGGGCGAGAGCTGAAAATAAATTCTACCATCACGCATCAGGTTCACCATCTTCAGATAGTGGATACACAAGAGTTACAAGTGTTTTAAGTGGATGTTTAGAAACTTGTGCTTGTTCAAACACGGGTGTGACCAATTCAAGATGTGTTGAAGTATATGAACCTTTGGTTTATAGTCCACAACATAATACAGATTGTAATTGTGGGTGTAACGCAACCACCCAAGTTCCAAATAGTGACAAAGACCCGTTATACGATTCAATGTCAAATTCATTTTCATTGAGGTTATCAGGTGACCCTAAAAATCCAAAAGTTTGTGTTAAAGTATTAACATTTACAGGTGGATGTGTCACTACTGGTACTTGTCCAACAACAGGTATTACATATCAAACAGGATATACTATTACTGAATATTGTTCATCAAATCAAATTTTTGATTATTGTGAAAGTTTAAATTCTGATTATACAACAAAAGAACATTGGATTTTAGTAGATTGTGTGTGGGAAAGAAGTACTTATTTTGATACTTGTGATTTATATTACAGAGGAGGGTTAGGACTAATTAGTGATACAGAATATGTTGATAGTTTATCAAATAATACCGTATTATTAATCGAACCACCAATAACACATACAGGTTCAACACCTGCGGAACAAGTTGAGATAGTTAACCTAAATGAAAGATGGTTAATTGAGAGAGAAGATAGATTAGGTGTGTTAAAAATCTATATTAACGGAAGATTATTCTATGTTATTAACGGATTTGAAGAGGTAATCCCAAGAGCTCTAAATACAGAAAAAGAAAAACAATTAGGTGTTCCATTTAATATTTCTTGGGGTGGTGGAACACAAGGTTTAAGAGAGAGTTTAACTTTTACCGGATGTCCAACAACCTTAACAGGATTGACATACATGCAAGACCCTGAGGTTATGCCAAATCAAACATTGTCAGGAACTTCATTATCAGGTTTAACAACCAATATACTATTAGAACCAACTTTTGGTGGAACGTTTGATGGTGCAATTTCTCAATTCAGAATGTATACAGAACCATTAAGTTATCCTGAAGTTATACATAATTTTGATATTTTAAAAAGTCCGTTTTTACTTTTTGACTACGGATGTCCCGATTGTTCTGACGGATTAATTAACGATATTTGTTTATTAGTTTCAGGTAATAATCTTACAGTTACCTCAACTACTTTTGCCGATAGAACATTTAATTTATATTATGATGTTTCAGAATCAAATCCAAGATATTTGATTACATCAGGTCAGACATTCCCATTTACAGTTAACAATACTACAATACCTAATTGTTGTTATAATAACTTTTATTTACATTTAATTGAGGATGACCAAACTTTAATTTTAACTTGTTTTGACCCAAGTAGACCAACACCAACACCGACACCTACCGTCACACCAACACCATCAGTTACTCCAACTATTACGCCAACACCATCGGTTACTCCAACAATTTACGCGTCTCCAACACCAACAACAACACCTACTCCAACTAATACTGAAACACCAACAAATACACCAACAAATACTCCTACCGTAACCCAAACCCCTACTAATACCGCAACTGTAACTCAAACTCCAACTAATACTGTAACTCCAAGTCAAACTCCTACAAATACACCAACAGTTACACAAACTCCAACAATAACATCAACCCCAACTAACACGCCAACAGTAACTAAAACACCAACGGTAACTCCTACAGTTAGTTTAACTCCATCACCATCACCTGCGGAACCTTTAAATATGTATGTGATTGGTAATGAAAAGAATGGTGACTGTTCAGTATCAAGTATGGTTGTTCAATATAGAGATATTAATGGTAATTATGTTAGTCAAACTTTAGGTTCTCTTAGTGATATTGGTTATATGACAGTTGTGTCTTACGCGAGTTATCCGCCACGATGGATATCAGGTCCAGCATCACCTGACGGATTTGATTTAATTGATTTAGGAACTTATTCATCTACAAGTTGTTATAATTTCCAAGCGACGACTTATTGTCAAACATTACCACCTGACTTAACTTTAAATTATGTGGATTGTAATGGTGTAAATCAAACTATAGACTACGCTGGTGAAAGTCTTTACACATTCTCAGCCAGAACATTTACCGCAGAAAACAAAATACAAATTCAGAAACAAGCTTAAATTTAATTTGACTTATAATATTTGATTGGTTAAACTTACCATACAAGGTAAATTCCGACCTTAATTTCGGAAGCAAATACACCATTTTAAATTTTATGATATCAAACGAAGAAATTGAAAATTTCCTTCAGGGAAATGATGACGAAAAATATATCGTCAGTGTCGAATACGATTACGTCAAAGATTGTGTTTGGAAAATTATCGAACACCCAATTCACGGAAAACAAATTAAAAAAGATACCTTCATCCCATTTGCTTGGGTAGGTGATTTACGTGGGTTAAATTTTTATAAATCCTCAAAAGCATTACAAAAAGAGGCAATGACAAAACATAAAATTGTCATTGAAAAATTAAGAACTGATGGTAACGAAAGATTAGAAAAAGGTTTAACCTTTATGGTTAAATCCTTAAACGGATATCGTTCTCTCATCCAATTTTTTAGAGATGGTGGTGTTGACCCATGGGGTGAAACAACAAAAGGTTTAGTATTAATATTACCACCTGTTGAACAATTCTTGGTTACAAAAGAAAAACGATTATTCAAGGGATTTGACGATTACAACAGTATTACGAGGTTTGTATTTGACTTAGAGACGACCGCATTAGAACCAAAGGATGGTCGTATATTCATGATAGGAATGAAAACCAATAAAGGTTTTAGTCAGGTAATTGAGTGTTCAACTGAAGAACAAGAAAGAGAAGGTATTATTAAATTTTTTAATACCATAGATGAACTTAAACCAAGTATCATCGCGTCTTATAACGGATTTAACTTTGACTGGTTTTGGTTATTTGAAAGAGCCAAAGCTTTAAAGTTGGATATTAAGAAAGTTGCCAAAACTCTTAATCCAATCAATCCAATTAAACAATCTGAAAGTTTATTAAAACTTGCAAATGAGGTTGAGAGATTTAATCAGACATCTATGTGGGGTTATAACGTTGTTGATACGTTACACGCAGTTAGAAGAGCTCAGGCAATCAACTCATCTATCAAATCTGCGGGTTTGAAATATATTACCCAATACATTAAGGCTGAAGCACCTGACCGTGTTTATATTGACCACACAGATATTGGTCCATTTTATGCAAAGAAAGAAGAGTTTTGGTTAAACATTCAAAACGGAAAATATAAAAAAGTGGGGGTTGACCCAAAGATTGACGAAGCGTGTTCTAAACATTCAAACATATATATCAAAACAACAGGTGATGATTTGGTTGAACGATATCTTGACGATGACTTGGAGGAAACTTTAACGGTTGATGAAGAATTCAATCAGGGTTCATTCTTACTTGCATCTTTGGTTCCAACAACATATGAAAGGGTTTCTACAATGGGAACTGCAACATTATGGGAAATCCAAATGAGAGCATGGTCTTATAAACACATGTTGGCTATTCCTGCTAAGAATGAAAAGACAGAATTTGTTGGTGGTTTATCACGACTACTTAAAGTAGGTTATTCAACAGATGTATTGAAACTTGACTTCTCATCACTTTATCCGTCAATACAACTTGTTCACGATGTATTCCCAACTTGTGATATTACAGGAGCAATGAAAGGAATGTTAAATTACTTCCGTAATACTCGTATCAAGTATAAAAACTTGGCGAAAGAATATCAGGATATTGATAAAAAACAAGCAACATCTTACGACAGAAAACAATTACCAATTAAGATTTTCATCAACTCAATGTTCGGAGCGTTATCCGCTCCACAAGTATATCACTGGGGTGACATGTATATGGGTGAACAGATTACCTGTACAGGACGACAATACCTTCGTCAGATGTTACGTTTCTTTATGAAACGAGGATATACCCCACTTGTATGTGATACGGATGGTATGAATTTCTCGTTACCTGAAGGTGGTGTTGATGATAGAAGATACATCGGTAAGGGTAAAAATTGGTTAGTTAAAGAAGGTAAAGAATACACAGGTTACGACGCTGATGTTGCCGAGTTTAACGATATGTTTATGAAAGGGGCTATGGGACTTGATTGTGATGGAACTTGGAAATCCTGTATGAACATTGCTCGTAAGAACTACGCAACAATGGAACATAATGGTAAGATTAAACTCACAGGTAACTCAATCAAGAGTAAGAAATTACCACTTTACATTGAGGACTTTTTGGATAAAGGAATTAAGATGTTGTTAGAAGGTAATGGACAAGCATTTGTTGAGTGGTATTATGAATATTTAGAAGTAATCTTTAACCAACAAATTCCTTTAATGAAGATTGCCCAAAGAGCGAAAGTTAAATTATCAATTGATGATTATAACAAACGTTCAAAGGAAAAGACCAAGGCCGGTAATGAAATGTCTCGTATGGCTCATATGGAATTGGCAATGAGAGATGGAATTGCGGTTAGTTTAGGTGATGTGATATTCTATGTGAACAATGGTGTGAAAGCATCACATGGTGACGTTCAAAAGGTTAATAAACCTAAAAAAGGATGGTCACAATCTGATTTGGATAATATGATGGAAGGATATGGTAAAATACCTCGTGAAATGGTTGAATCGTATGTAAAACTTAATTGTTATCGTCTTGACCCATCTGAATTGGAATCAAATCCTGATATGACAGGTGAATATAACGTAGCTAGAGCGATTGTTACATTTAATAAAAGAATTGAACCTTTGTTAATTGTGTTTAATGAAGAAGTTAGAAATAATCTAATTGTTACCGACCCTAAAGACAGAGCTTTATTTACCAAAGAACAATGTAAACTAATTAATGGTGTTCCTTTTGAACCTGCCGACCAAGATAGTATTGAAGATTTGTTAACTATTACAGACCAAGAAATGGTGTATTGGGGTAAACGAGGAATTGACCCTGAATACATTTATGAATTAGCGGAAGAAGGATGGGAAGAAATGGTTTAATACTGTTTCAACCCGTCTGATGAAACTATAAACCAAGAACCAAATGCGTAGTATAGTTCAACACAAGCTCCCTTTTCAATATTAATTTCATTAAACTCTTCATCAATCAAACCCTCAATGGGTTTGATTTTTGTATTAGTAAGTGCTTTTACTATTACATGGTCAGTATTGTTATGATTTAAAACAATTTCAATTTCATCTAATTCTTTTGTAATTACAACACTTTCACCTTCAGTTGTATATTTTTCATCCGAAATCATACATACTTCAGAAGTTGTTAATACTTGGTTTCCGATGACTCTTCTCATCGGAATTGATTTTTGAACACTCATAAATTAAATAACATACATATTTCTTGGGAACGCTCTAAACTTCATTTGTTTGTTTAGATTTTCAGCAATTAATGCTTCTCGTTCCATTATTTTTTCAGGACGTAATCTTGTCAATCTACCGTCGGCACCAATTAATTCTTCAATAAGTTTTGTTTTTTCATCTTTACCCTCAGTTGCCAATGAAGCGTAATCCATTGTTAATTCAGAATCAGGTGTTTTTAAGTTTCCTGAGTATTTTCCTCTTACTTTGGCTAATGTTTCTTTACATCCTGCTACAAAATATCTTCTAACCCATTGTTGTGCCGGTTCATTTAAATCCGCCCATGCAATTGAGTTCATAGGTACATCTGAAGGTAGTTTAATAATATCAGGATTTGCGGCCAAACAAGCGTCTCTATCCTCAGGGCCAACATCATAATACCAATACCAAACTTGTGAATTTCTTAATGATGAGTTACCGAAGTCAAATTTACCACCAGGTGTTTGCATCAAATGAATTGCCTTTTTACCATTAGGTAAACCTGTTATTCTATAAGTTAAATCACCTGCAATAATTCTTCTTTGAATATTAATTTCTTGTAATCTTAACAACATATCAAACGCTGGCATCATAAAGTATGAACCAGTATAACCCATTTGAGAATAACCTGCTGGCCCTGCCATACCATATCCACCTAACGCACCAAAACTCCATGGGTCAAATAATACATTATTAAGAGCGGTTGGTGTAAACCATAATAATTCATTAATTTCACGACCTGCTGGAATTTCATAAATTTGTTGATTTGGAACTAATGTGATATAATCTTTTTTAAGAACCCAATCCCCAAGAGGTGATGATTGTAACCCAACTATTTTGGAATAAGCCTGAGCATATCTATTTTCAAAATCCAAACTTTTTGTTACAAAAGCTCTTGATAAAGATTGTGTGTCTAAATTTAGATTATTTAATGATGTCCATTGTGATTCAATTAACCAATCTTGTACATACTGAGCATAATCTCCGATAGAAAATTCTAAGATTGAGTCCATTTGTTCATCTTCTAATTCAATTGAACGAATTGGTGCACCTAATACGTGTCTAACTTTTGTGTATAGTTGACTTCTGTAAGGTTCTGCGATTATTGTATTCATGAAATGATATTTTTATATAAATATCAATTCAGAGTATAAATTAAATCTTGTGTTGGAATTTTAAACATACTTGAACTAAAAGCAACAGTTTTGTTTTTAAAAATGTAAACTTCTTTATTAAGATTTGAGAAAATTAACAAGTCGGTATTGAATTTTTTAACAAACCCTTTGATTTTGATATGATAGAAACCTTCAATTACTTCCATACTTAAAATTGGTTTTACTTGAGCGTTTTGTATTTTGTTATCAAAATTTACTGTTAAATCAGTTCCTGCAAAATCTTCTTTTGAACCTAAACTACCTACTACAGTAGCAGTTCCTTCACCAAATTCTTGATTGATTTTTTTTGCAACATACTCTTCAAGTTGACCACCTTTGTCATGTGTTCTTTTTAAAAGTTTCATAATTTTATCAAGAGTTTTAGACCCTTTAAAAATTCTTTCACCAAAAAAACCCAAATACTCACAAAATTTGTTTATTTCTTCTACTTGTTGTGAAGGTGTTACCCCAATAAAATTTAATGTGGGTTTATTTAATTTTGTAAGTACCACATTTAAATCATCAACTAAAATTTTAAACCCAATATAGTTTGTATTTAATTTATTAATTACTGAACGACCAGGAGCTTCTAAATCGTAAATACCTGAAGATGAACCTTCAGAGTGTTGATTGTTTTCATACCATTTATCAGATAAAACTCTTTTCAGTGTATTGTCAATACATCTTCTATAAGTCCAAAGAACATTTTTGTTGTTACTAAAAATATCTGAATAATCAGATACGTTTTCGTATAAAAGTTTTTTTGGTGAAATTGATTCGTTCAATTTTTTTTCAGTTTTTGATTTGTATAACTCGTTAACAAATTCCCAATTAATTACGTCCCAAAAATTTTCAATATATTCGTCTCTTTTGTTTTGGTATTTTAAATAATAAGCGTGTTCCCACAAATCTAAACCTAACAACGGAAAACCACCCTTGTTTATTATGTTCATAAGTGGATTATCCTGATTTGAAGTCGACATAACTTTTAATCTACCAGTATCGGTTAATACTAACCAACACCATCCTGAACCAAATCTTTTTCTTGAGATTTCTTCAAATTTAGTTTTGAAGTTACGATATGTTCCAAATTGTTTAACAATCTTTTCAAACACTTCACCACTTGGTTTTTGTGGGGTTGGTGATAACATCTTCCAAAACAATGCGTGATTAAATGCTCCACCTGCGTTGTTTCTTATTGTTGTATTATACTTTGAAATTTGTTTAACAATGTTTTCTAATTCAACATCCCCATAATCTTTTTTACGAAGAGCTGAATTTAATTTTTTAACATACCCTTTGTAATGTTTCTGATAATGAAACTTCATTGTTTCAGGGTCAATAAATCTTCTTAATGATGCGTAACCGTAAGGTAATTTATCAATACCTATGGTTTTCATTTCGTTAATAAAGAATTTGGTTTCAGGTTGAGTTTCCTCACCTAATATACGACTAACTAATGACTCTGATACTAAATTTAACGATTTCATTAATTATAAATACTTACTTACTATTGATTTCGTTAAGTATTTGTTCAACAATATCTACAGAATTTTCATCAACATCACCCATAACCGTACCAATAATCTGTTTCTTCTTTATCAGAATGTCGTAGATAACACCCTCAATTGTATTTTCAAATAGTGGGTAATATACTGAAACTGAATTTTTTTGTCCGTATCTGTATGCTCGGTCTTCAGCTTGGGAATGTTCTGCCGGTACAAATGATAGGTCATTCATAATAACAGCTTCACCCGCAGTAAGTGTTAATCCAACACCTGCGGCTTTCATATTACCACAAAAAACTTGTATTTTATCACTCTCTTGGAACTTGTCAACCGCATCTTGTCTTGCAGGTTTTGATGTTGACCCATCTAAATAAACAGATTTTTTACCAAAATGTTCGTGTATCTTTTTAAGTGGTTCGGTAAAGTTACTAAAGATAATAACTTTTTTACCTTGTTCGATAATGTTCTCAGCAAGTTCAATTGTAATTGGTATTTTTTCTTCGGCAATTACTTGTCTTACTTTCATCAGTTTTGTAAACTGAACAGATAATGACTTTGATTCGTCTTGTCTGTTGTTATACCAATCATAATACTCACCCATCAATCCTTCATATAACCTTGATTTCAAACGAAGGTAAACAGG